TTACAGCGTCGCCGGATTCGCTGATACCGATTTGATACCAATTCCGAGCTTTGCTATCTCGCTCCAGTCTGAACCTGAGTTGATCCAGCGAGCGTAGGTGGAAAGGAGGATCTGGATGGTGTTTCCCAGCTGTTGGGCGATGAAGGCGATGTTCATGCCGGACATTAAGCACATTGTCGCATAGGTGTGACGGCAGTTATAAGGCCGCCGGTACCGGATGCCCAGGGCGGCCAGGGTAGGGCGCCACTGGTGGTGGATGTCTGACGTCTGCTTCACGTGCTCGGCGTTCTTCGAGGGCGGGAAGACGAACGGCGTCTCCTTGATCTTGCCCGAGCCCTTCCGGCGCCGCTGGGCGTATTGCTGGGCGAAGCGGAGGGCGTGGATCGATCGCTCGTTGAGCAGGATGGTCCGCGACTTGTGGGTCTTGGTCCGCTCCTCGACCTCGCCCAAGGCGACCACCCGGAAGATCCGGACGTGCCCGCTGTCCAGGTCCACCGCATCCCACTGCAGCGCCAGAGCCTCAGCGATCCGGACGCCGCTGTAGAACATGAACTCGTAGAGCGCGGCATAGATGCTGGTGGGCCAGTGATCGCGGGCATACATCGCCTCGATGATCCGGTCGGCCTCGGCCTGGCTGAACGGGTCCACCTCCTTCTTCGTCCGCCGCGGCAGCTCCAGGGCCTCGGCCGGATTCTTCTCGATCAGCCCATCGCTGACCGCCGACTTCAGCAGCGTCGACAGCCGCGTCATCGCGTTGCGCTTCACCGCTGGCGAGGTCCAGTCGGTCTCGGCGACGATTCGCCGCAGCAAGGCCGGGGTGATGAGGTCGATCCGGGTCCGGGCCAGGTGCGGCTGCCAGTAGATGTTGAGCGCGCTCAGGTAGTTGTTCCTGGTGCCCTTCGCCATCCCGCGGCTGTCCAGCCAGAGCTGCGCGTACTCGCCGAAGGTGTTGCTGCTGGCGGCCAGGGCCGAGCCCGGGAAGAGCTCGGCATACTTGGCGTCGTCCATCAGGCCCAGCTTAATCAGGTCGACTACCTGAGAACGCAGTCGGGATGCAGCCGCGATGCCCTTTTTCGTGATGGGATAGGGGAGCGTCTCGCTGTGTCGCCTGCTGTTCCAGGTGAAGCGGATGCGGAGCGACTTCCGGAAAATTTCGACTCCGGTGGGCATATCCATTGCGCTTCCAGCCATTCGTCATACCTCCGTTTGCTGTAAATGGTCTCGCGGCCCTGCTTGATCCAGATGCCGGCGGGGATTTGGTTGCGGGCGCGCCGCGTTCGGAGCGCTCGGACGGTGATGCCCAGGTACTGGGCGAATTGGGCTTCGTTGAGCTTGTCGCGGTCGTCGACCAGTTCCTCTGCTGCAGACATGGGGACTCCTCGCCGGCCGGCGGCCAGCGGTGCGGGATGATAGGAGGGGTTGGGGCGGGTCAGGCGGACTTGCGTTTCGCGGCCCAGGACCTGGCGCGGCTCACGGTCTCGTAGTGGGTGCCAAGTGCTTTCGCTACTGCGGCGCAGGTCGCGCGTGGGTTGGCCTGCAGGTATGCCAGGATTGCATCGCGCATCGGTGCCTGCCGCTTCGAGCGCATGCCCATCTCCAGCCTGAGCATCGACGGGTAGCTCAGCGAACAACCAACCGTTGCCGCTATCTCGCGATCAGTCTTCCCGGCGAGCAGCAGCTCTATAATTTCTGGCTTTATCTCCATAGGGCACCTCAACGTTGCTCAGGCGGTGGTAGGGGATTGCAGCGTAGGCACGCACAGGTGCCGACGCGCTGGCCGCTGGTGCGGCAGTAGATCGGAGCGTTCATGAGTAGGTGCTCTGGGTTGGCGCGCCAGCGGCTGGCGCGAGGTGTTACGCGAAGATGTCGAACTGCACGCGCCTGGGGGATGAAGCGATGGCATCTAAGCGTGCTGCCTCATGCTCGATACGCGCCCTGGCAATCGCCATGTAGCTTTCTTCCTGCTCGCAGCCGATGAACTGGAAGCCCTCGCGCATGGCCGCCTTGCCAGTGGAGCCGGAGCCCATGAACGGATCGAGCACAATCCCGCCGTGAGGCGTCACCAGGCGGCACAGGTAAGCCATCAGGTCGGTCGGCTTGACGGTGGGGTGGATGTTCCCGGTGGTCGCGGTGTTCTCGACCTGGCGCAGAGTGGCGCCATGCTTGAACTGGGGCCCAGGGTCCTGCAGGCCCTCGTTACGATCCGCGCGGCTGGTCTTGGCGCAGTAGAAAAACCGGGCGGCGCTGCCAGTATCGGCGTGGAATGCGCCCTCGATTCGGGCGCGCTGGCCGGTAACGCGGCCAACACTTGCTGAGCTGGCCTCGGTGCCTCGCACTGGCGCAGCTGCGCCAGCCTCTGCTGGAAACAGCGCCACCACCTCCTCACTGCCGTCATGGATGAGGTTGGCAGGCCAGCGGCCGTCTTTGGTTCGTCCTTCGAACGCCACGCCAGCCTGATGGGTCTTGCCGGTCTTGTTCTGATCAGCGCCGGGCGCCATCCGCTGCACTGTGTAGGCGTAGCCATGGGAGTCTCCGGAATGCACCCGGCACCCGTCGATATTGATCGCTCCGGTCCCATGCGCCGCGACGTTCGCCGCCACGGTGCCGACCAGCGGCTTCCTTGCTACGCAGATCGGTTCGTGTGCAGGCTTGAGCGCGGTGCCCCAGCCCTCGTGCTCGCCCTTGAGGTTGTGCGACTTCGGGAAGCCGCTACCGAAGACCCACATGATCTGGTCGCGGATTTCAAAGCCGGCCATCTCGATGCCGACCGCCATGTGGTGATAGGTCCTGGCTGCCGCGAACGACAACAAATGCCCGCCAGGCTTGAGCACGCGCAGGCACTCGCTTGCCCATTCGAGCGTGAAAGCCTGGAAGGCGAGCATGCCGGCTGGGGTCAGGTCGTACTTGCCGGCCTCGGCCGCAACTGATCGGTGCCCGCCGTTCGGGCCGCAGGCTCCTGCATGCGATGGCATGCGGGCCCGGTAGCTGGCGCGGGCTTCGATGTCTGCACCGTCCCAGCTCTTGCCCATGAAGCGAATTCCGTAGGGTGGGTCGGTGACAACGCTATCGACCGAGCATGCGGGCATGGCCCGCAAGGTCTCCAGGCAGTCGCCCAGGTGCAAGGTATATCGGTCCATGGGGAGTCCCTACTCGAGTGCGCCAGAGTGCGCCAGATAGGGCGGGTATAGGATCAGGCGGCGGCCGTCTTGCTCGGCGCCACTGCCGCGGCGCGCCAGGGATCATTGGCCCGGGCGATCGCTGCCATGTGGGGAGGGCTAACGCTGTTCCCGCACATGTGCACCTGCTGGCTCTTGGTGAAGGCCTTGCCGTCGGCGCCGCGGTCGATCTGGTAGTCGTCCGGGAAGCCCTGGGCGCGATACAGCTCGCGCGGCTGCAGCATCCGCAGGCCGATGTCCACCACAACATAGGGCGTGCCCTGGATGGTGACGGTGACCAGTGCCAGGCGGTCCTTGGTGGTGACCGTGGGCGATGGCTCGTCCGGCCGGCTGGTGTTGTCAGTGCCGTAGTAGCTCATCAAGAAGGCCGCCACGCGCAGGGCGCCGGCTTCGACCTCCGGCGATAGCTGCAGCTCGACCACCGAGGTCTTGCCGCCGCCGCCCGCGGTGACGGTGGGTGCCGGCTCGTCGGCCGCTTGCCCGATGGAGGCGCCAAACTGGCGGGATAGGAACGCGGTGACCGCGCCATGGTGCTGGCCCGCTGCGCTGATGGTGTGCAGCGGATCCTGTGGGGCCCGGGCATCGCAGTTGCCGCGCAGGTGGGCGAGGGTGGCCACCGCGAGACGCTGCTGGCTTCCCGAGTTGGTCACGGTGGTCATCGGACGCTCTACGCTGTGCGCTGGCGTGGTATTGAAGCCGCCGTTCGCCTGCTCCAGGAATGCAGTGCAGACACCCATGGCATGGGCCGCGCCGGCCGGGCGCTGGCAGTTGCCGCCGCTGGTGATGGTTGGCATCGGCTCGTCGGCTGCAGCGCCGGCTGAGTCGAAGCGAAATTTCACCAGGTGGGCGGCCGCCACCGCGTGCTTGATGCCGCCCGCCATGACCGTGCCCAGCGGCTTGTCCAGGCCAGGAACCCGAGGCTCCTGGCCGTCCCGCTCGCCGTAGCCGACCGACACCAGGGTCGATGCCACGATGGCCCGGTGGTTCTCGGTCAGGATGCTGCCTAGTGGCGCGCCGGCATCGGCAGGCTTTCCGGCATAGGCTGGGCCGCCAAGGCCGACCAGCGTAGGACTAGCCACCGCGAACGAGCCACCCCGCGGCCAGGCGGTGACGGTGTGCAGCGGGTCGGCCGCCGAAAGCGCCGCCTCCCGCGACCAGTTGGCGATCGGTACGATGAAGGGATCAGCAGCGTCGAGCACGAATTTCCGCATGCCCTTGGCCACCCGGCGCAGCGTGGCAGCGGCCAGTGGCTTCTTCCGCTCGAAGATCGAGGGGCAGGGGATCGACCAGTCGATGCACTCCGAGGCGCTGCGCCACTTCTTCTGGCCCTTGGCCGGGGCCTTGGCATGCGTCGGTGCCGGCCACACGATGGGCTGGCCATCGCAGCGGGCGATCATGAACAGTCGCTCGCGGCTGGTGGGTGCGCCATAGTCGCAGGCCCGGCCGACTTGCCACTCCACCTGGTAGCCCATGCCCTGCAGCAGCTGGACGAAGCGGCGCCAGGTCTGGCCCTTGCGCTTCGGGTTCGGCACCAGAAACTGCTGGTGCTCCGGCACTCGCTCACCCACGGCGGCCACGGTGCCGTCGACTTTCATCACCCGGCCGGTGGCCTTGCAGCGCTTGGCGATCAGCGGGCCCCACTGCAGGATCTGCTTCACGTTCTCCAGGCTGATCACCCGGGGGCGCTTCTTGCCGGCCCACTTCAGCCCGATCCAGGACAGGTTCCTGATCTCCCGCTTTCGTGGCTGGCCGCCAGCGGCCTGGCTGTGGTGGGTACAGTCGGGGCTCATGTGGAACCAGCCGACTGGGCGGCCCGCGCACTCGACATCCGGGTCGCCATCGAACACGTCGGTGGTGAAGTGCCGGGCGGTGGGGTGATTGGCGGTGTGCATGCTGATTGCCGCCGCGCTGTGGTTCTTGGCCACGGCCACCGGCCGGCCCAGGCCCATCTCCAGGCCGGTACCGGCGCCGCCGCCACCACAAAAGAAGTCCACGATGATCTCGTCGTCCTGGCTGCTGAAGCCCAGGCCGTACTGCGTTTTGAAGTCGAGCGAGGCCCGCCGCGAGAATGCGGTCATGTTCGGTTTCCTTGTGGGGTAGGTGGTCAGGCGGCTGGCGTGGTTGCAGCCTTCTCCAGCATCTCCACGATCTTGGCGTAGGCCTTGGGGTGCTGAAGGTCGAAGGTGGGGAGATGCTCGCCGGCCAGCCACTGCCACCGGATCTCGCCGCGCACCGGACAGGGACGGCTTTCAGATAGGCAAACCTGTCTCAGCTCGGCATAGTAAGAGCTACCAATATAGTGAGCGGTACCGATAGAGAGGGTGTTCAATCATGGATGTTGATAACCAATACGATCGAGTTCTTAGATCTTGTCGCCAGTCGGTCAAGGCTGTGCACAACTTTTTTATGAGTAGGGCCGCAATAGAATCCTACATGTCTGATCCGCACTCGACCGAAGTAGTTAAATCGGCTCTATTCTATAAGGCCGTCATAAGGTATGCGCGGCCGTTTTTGAATTCGAACTCTTCCGACGGGAAGTTGATGTACCCGGTCAGAAGGCTCAAGAGGTACGAAGGTTTTGATTCAGAGATGCATGAGCACCTTATTGATGTTCGTAATGCGCTTGTGGCTCATGATGACTTTGAGGAGCTCCCCCCGCGGATACTTTTTCACGGCTTCAGCCCAGCGGGCGAAGACTATCTAATACCGTTGTCTGTCACCATATCCAACAGCTGTTTGCAGTCCGCAGATAGAATCGAGGATTGGATGAAGATACACGCTCATGTTGTGGCGGCGGAAACTGGGGCGTTACAAATATTACATGGACAGATTGCGGAAGCCAGAAAGAGAGCTCTTGACGCCCCCGAAGAAACAAAGAACGTTGCTTATAGGAAAGAAATGGGTACCCATAGCCCTGAAGACGGTGTTCGCAATTTGGATCTGAATGACGACTGGCTAAGCGGGATCTTTCCTTCTTTCGAAAATGTCGGAATCCAGTACCAGTACGAACACAATCGAATGAATCTGCAATTTCTAGGGCCGGAAGTTATCCATACGCCCCAAGGAAAAGAGATCACTATCACGCCAGGCGCGACCCCTGGAGCGCCTGGCGAAATCAAAATCTCTGACCCTTCAGGCTCGGATAGGTAGACGTAGAAAGGCAGCTATGCCGCCGCCTGCTCTTGGTTAGTAATTACGCCACCGCGGACCCACACCTGCTGGATGCCGGCCGGCACCTTGGCCATGGGCTCCTTCATCGTCCCGGCCATGACCGCGCTATCGAGGTCACCGGACCGGGTCAGGGCTAGCAGCAACTTCAGCGCTTGGGGGCGAGCGGTGGGTTGCAGGACGTCGAAGCGGTCCAGCAGCACCAGGCGGATGCCCGACAGTCGCGCAATGGCGATGGCTAGCAGGGTGTCGGCGCGCCACTTCTCCGATTCCGAGAGCAGCCCATAGAGGCGGCCGCCGTAGGTGATGTCGATCTCGGGGGTGATGACCACCGGTTGCCAGGTGGCCACCGCGGCCTGGGCCTCCAGCAGATCGTTGAACGGGTCCAGCGCGCCGGCGAGGATCTCGGCCGGGATGCCGGTGGGCGCCAGGGCGTCAGCGATCAGCGACCAGGCCACGACATCGGCATGGTGCTGGGCGGCATTGGCGATTGCAGCAGCGCGGCCAGCGATGGCGCCGTGGGCCTCCACCAGCGCCTGGTGCTTGGCCCGGGCCCTGTCGCGCTCCTGCCGGATCTCGGTGATGGCCTGCTCGGCGTTCTCCATGGCCTTGGCATCCGGCACCGCAGCGGCCTGCGGCTCCAGGCTGGCCAGCTGCTCAGCAGCAGCGCGGCTCTGGTCGACGTCGCGCTGGCTGTTCGCCACGGCGCGCTGGGCGCTCTGCAGATAGCCCTGGTACTCGGTCAGGCGGCGGGCGGCCTCGGGGTCGGCGACCTTCTCCGGCGCCACATAGGCCACCAGCTGGCCGCGCTCCATCAGCACCAGGCCCTGGCAGTGCGGGCAGGCCAGCGGGTCATGTGCTGGCTCGCCGACGGCGGCGCGCTGGGCCTCGGCTACCTTCGGGGTCCATTCGTCCACCCGGGACTGGTCGGCGCCGAGCTTGTCCTGGCGTCGCTGCAGCAGATCAGCCGTTTCGCGCAGCTGGGCCATGTGGGCCTGGCGCTGCGCCGCGGCCTGAGCGTTGGCCTTGTGGCCGCCCAGGGTCTGCTGCGCCTCTGCCAGGTCGCCTTCGAGATCGGCAAGAGCCTTGGCGGCCTCGGCGATCTGCTCCTGGGTGACGGTGGTGGGCGGCAGCTCCGGTTCCCAGGTCTCGGCCTTCTGGCTGCCATAATTTTCGCCAGTGATGGCCTTCCAGGCGCCGCGCGACTCGGCGGCGTATTCCTTGGCCTGGGCCTCGGCGGCTGGGAAGCCACCGCGCAGCAGCGGCTTCACCTTCTCGAACTTCGCCAGGTCGGCGCCCTTGGCCTCGAGGCGGCGCGCCACCTCGGCGGCGCCAGCGCCCGCACCGGTCAGGTCGAACAGGACTTTCCGGCGCTCCTTACCATCCAGGGCCGCGAACCTCGCGGCCTCCAGCACGAAGGGAAGGAAAGGCGCATCAGGAATTACCACCGATTTACCACCCGGCAGCATCATCCATGCGGTCTGGCTTTCGCCCGCGGCGTCAACGTAGGCGACGTGGGCCTCGCCTTTCTTGGCATCGTCATTGACCAGTTGGCCCAGGTCCTTCTTCAGGGACACCCGGCGCGGCTGGCCGGTGAACGCCATGCTGACCGCATCCAGCAGGCTGGACTTGCCGGCGCCGTTGTCACCGGACACCAGCAGCAGGGGCTCAGATACGGCAAGGGCTGCATTTCGCAGCCCCTGGACGTTGGTAACGGTGATGTTCGTGATGCGCATGCTGGTTACTCCATCGTGACGACGTCGTCGAGGTCCTTGGTGACGCGGTAGGTGTTGTGCAGCGGGTTCTCCGCTTCGCTCTGCACGGCGATGACCTTGTCATCGAGCAGGCGGACCACTAGGGCGCGGGCGGCATCGCTGCCGATGGCGAACCGGCTCTGCAGGTAGTCGATGGTGACCGAGGGGCTGACCCGGGCCAGGACGGCGCAAACGTCGGAGTAGGGCACGACGCCATAGGCCGCTGGGTGCGCCGCAGCGGCGTCTTCCGGCGCGTTGTCGTCGGCTTCGCCATCATCGGCCTGGCTGTCGGCCGCACCACCTTCAGGTATCGGCGCGAGCACATCGCGGCCGCCGGTGCTATTCATGGCCGAGACGGTCCCGGCGATCTCCATCGCCTCGACCAGGCGGGCGGCGCGGTTGTAGCCGATCTTGAGCGCGCGCTGGATGGCAGAGATCGATGCCCGGCGGCTGCTGATCACGAAGCGGGTGGCTTCTTCCAGCAGGGCGTCGTCTTCCACGTCATCACGTTCCCCGCCACCGCCCAGGCGCTTCTCCAATTCCTCCGGGCTGCCCAGTAGGTCGGCAGCTGCCAGCGGCAGGTCCGACTGGTCGCGGTCGGGCTGGATGCTGTCCAGGCCATCGTTGTAATCGTTCGGTGCCAGCACCAGCAGGCAAAGCTTGCCGGCGGACTTCGTCAGCTCAGTGTTCGACGGCTCGTTGGCGTCGACCTTGGCCGTCACGGTCAGGGCCTTCGCTTCCACCTTGATCGACCGAATGTCCATCGGTACCGACACAACATCGCGCGCGGCAATGATCCGGACGGCCAGCTCGACGGCTTCCTCGACCTTCTCGGTGAGGCGGTCAATGACCTCCTGCTGCTGGCCCTCGTTGAGCTTGTGATAGGGCGCCTTGAGGTTGTGCAGCTCGAAGCGGCACGTCTCGATCAGGTCGTGCACCAGCAGCTGGTGGGCGAGCTCGGAGGGGCGGCAGCCGTGGCGCTCTGCGCTTTCGATGATGGCGCGGTGTTCCATTTTCATGGGGCGGGTTCCTACTGGTGGGCGATTTTGTTGAGCGACTGCAGCTGGGCGTCGCTGAGGTAGGTGTGGGCGCCGTAGCGCTTGAACTGGTCGCGGATATCGGTGGTGAACTGGATCTCCCAGTCCGTATCCGCGCCGTCCTCAGCGGCGGCCAGCAGGACGGCGAACTGCTCGACGCGGTCGAACAGCTCCTCTACGGTCCGGCTGGCCATGGCCATCACTCCATGTTGAAGTCGTCGGTGTCGTCTTGGGCGGCGCCGGTGTTAGCCTTTTCCGGCTTGGTGTCAGCCTTTTCGGCTGATTTGTCGCGTTTCTCGGCCTCGGTGTTAACCGATTCGGCCTTTTCGTCACGCTTCTCCGGCTCAGCGTCCAGGATTTCGCCGGACGCGGTATCGACGTTCCGGGGCGCGGCCTCAGCCTGGCGCAGGGCGTCGATGTCCACCGCGTAGTTCCCGCCGGCATCAGGCTTGGCGTCGAAGACGTCGCGGACCTCTTCCTCGGTCTGCAGGCCCATGCCCAGGTCCGGCGCGTAGGCGCGCTGCCAGAACGCTGCGGCGCGGTAAACGAACATCTGGTCCGGCATGGTCTTCCACTTGCTGCCGCTCTTGCTGGCCCAGCCCTCGGCATTGACCATCTGCCAGGTGACCCAGATGCCATCGAGGCGCTCGCCGGTTTCCTTCTCGATGGCCCAGGCGCGGCAGCCGAAGTCCGGCTTGCCGGCTTCGCCTTTCCACTCGTAGCGCAGCGCGCTGAAGCGACCGCAGGTGTTCACCGTGGCGATCAGGAATTTGCTCGACCAGCTCGGGGTGCCGTGCACCACGTAGAGGTTCTGCATCACCATCAGCGGGTTCGCGCCGATGCGCTGGGCCATGTCCAGGGCGATCAGGCAGTTCGGCAGGTTGCCCTGGTACTGCTTGGGCACCAGGTCCGACTGGACGAAGGCCTTGGCGATGCGCTGCATCAGCTCGAAGCCCTCCAGGTTGAAAAAGCTCATGGACACCGGCATCTGCTGGCGCGCCGGGCCTTGCTGCAGCGACTGCAGCGTCTGGGTGTTGCTCATGGGGTCACCCCTTGTAGGGACAGGTGGGATAGCGCGGGCAGTACCGTGCGGAGCACAGCACCGATTTCGGGTTGCCGTAGAACAGGCCGCCATGGATCAGGCGGGAGGCCATCTGGAGCAGGCCAGGGTTGTCTTCATCGCCGACCAGGGCCTGGCGGGCGCCGGTGACCTCGCCACGGCCTACGCACGGTCCGGCGCCGGTCTTCAGGCCGATGATCTCCGCGGGGGCCGTCAGCGGCTGGCCGATGGCGAACTCGGCGAGCAGCTCGTAGACGCCGAGCTGCGGCCGGTGGCCGGCGGTGACCGCGACACCCGTGGAGCCCACGGCGCGGGCGCCGCTTTTCAGGTCGCTGATGCCCAGTTGGCCGTCCACCCGGCGGATGCGGTCGGTGGTACCGGTGAGCGCCAGACCCAGGTCGCTGATCTCCAGGCGCTCGCACGTCACCTCGATGCCGACATAGTCCTGGGTGGGCGCGATGTCGGCGCAGTAGCGGCTGTGCAGCGTCAGGCCGATGCGCTCGACGTGCTTCGGCCCGCTATCCTCCCAGTCGACCTCGTGCTCGGGGTTGTAGAGAGTGTCGACAAACAGGCCGGCCGCGTCGTCCGCGCTGATCGGTGCGCCATCCATGGTGGCCTGGTCGAAGAGGGCGGTGGATGCGTGGATCGACGTGCCTAGGTGCGCGGCGCCGCTGGAGCGGCTGCGCATGCCGAGGAGGTGCTTCGCCTCCCAGCGTGCCGGGCAGTCGAACAGCTCGGCCAGCGAGCTGGCGCGGATAGTGACGATCTTCACGACGCGACCTCCACCGACCAGCGCCGACCAGGTCGGCGCATCATCGGGGAGCGGATCGGCGTGTCGATCAGCCGGGTCTCCGGCGGCAGGCCCAGGGCCTCGGGCAGCGACTGCCTGGCGCGTAGCAGCAGGGTGTGGCGCGCTTCGATGTCGGCGACCTGCTGGCCGACGACTGCGGGAGCGGGGGCGGTGGTCATGCTGCTGCCCCCTGCGACTTGGCCCAGCGCTTCGCGACTTCCTGCGAGATCCGCACCCGGTTGTGGTCGTGGGCGCGGTCGTCGATGGCGCCCAGGGCATAGGCCATCTCGTTCATGCCCTCGGCGATGCCGTCACCGAAGGCGGGGATGCGGGCGATCCACATCTCGACCATCCGCTGGGCTACTTCCTGTTCGGTGCTCATGCTGCCTCCTTGCGGCGCTTGGCCAGTTCGTCGGTGAAGAAGTTGTCGTGCTCGGCGAGTAGCACGCGGCGCCACTCCATGAGTTCCTTGGCCAGCGGCAGGCTGATGCTGGCGAGGGTCATGTAGGCCTCGTTGAACTGGCGATCGCGCATGCTGGCTAGCGTCTCCAGCAGCACCACCTGGCGCTGCGGATCGATCTGCATATCGCAGTGGATGGCGAAGGCCAGCATCACGTCGGGCTGCCGGGTGTCGATGTCGTGTTCGAGCTGGAGCAGTTGCTCGTGGGCGCACTCGAGCGCCCGCTCATGCTGGATGGCGAGGGTCATGGTGTGGGTCTCGATGGGCGCCGGGGCGCGGGATAAAAGGCCGGGCTGCAACCGGTGGGGCGGTGTGCAGCAGCCCGGCGAACGGGGCTACTCGTCCTGGTAGCCGATGATCACCATCGGCTGGTCCTTGGCGGGCTTGGTGTACTCGATGGCGCCGAAGAAAGCGGCGCAGGTCATGGCGAGCACGATCAGGTAGGTGCGCATGGTGCTTTCCTCGGTTGTCTTCCCGTCTGGCCCTGTTGCCAAGGCCAGCCAGTGAAAACGGCGCATTGCGTGCGGGTCTCTCGCGCGGAGCGGGCTAGATGCCCTCAATCAGCCGTCCCGGTCGCCCCTTGGGGTCGCCTTCGCGTGGGCAGGCTTTCGGGCCTGTCTGATTGCCGGTCGCCGTAGAGGCAATGCGGTCTGTGGTTTCTTTGTTGCGTCGGGTTGTGAAAGAGCAGGGGCGGTGGAGCTGCCCGGCCAGTGGTTGCTGGCGATGGGTTTATTTAGCCAGCAGCTAATTTTATCGTCAATAGCTCATAGCTAAATATTTTTAGCTGGGCGCAAAAAAGCCCGCACAGGGCGGGCTTCTCTTCTCACTGTCCGTCAATCAGCGGCAGGCATCCCCCGCCAGCTGAATTCGTAGCCGTTTCCGCTTTGCTCTACGGATAGGCCGTCCACCTCCCTCATCTCGTCCACGACCCGCTCCCAGTCATCATCGTGGTCCGTCTCCAGGCGCTCGACGCGACACCGCTGTTCTAGCTGCGCATGCGGCTCGGCGATGTAGGCATTGATCCGGCGGCACAGCCGCTCGTAGCTGGAGACCTGAACCTGTTTCTTGACGACCTGGGCATTGCTGCGGGGCATGAGCCACCTCCTTACTGTGATACTGTTCAAATATACAGTATGCGACCGACAGCGGAGCGGCAAGGTTCCAGGTACAAAAAAGCCCGCGCTTGGCGGGCTTCCGGGGCCTACAGGCAGGACCTGATAGCAGCGATCCGTTGTCGTGGCCACTTCTCGTCAGGGTTGGTAGCCACGTTGTAATACTCGATCACGGTGCTGCCGCCGCGGGCGAACACATCGGCCGCGTCGGGCAACCGCAGGGTCTTGACGGTATACCCGCCGGCGCTTCGCGGTTGGGCGATCGCCTCGTAGGAGTCCAGGTTGTGCTGGATGGCGGACCAGGCCGGAGCAATGCAACCGGCTACCGTTTCTGGCGGCCTTCCGCTAGTGAAGGTGGCGAGAGGTCCCTTTTCGCGGGCCTTATCCATGCTTCCTACGATGGTGCTGACACACCCGGCCGCAAGGCATGCAGTGACGATGATCAAAGCTCTGGCGCTGTTTCTCAAAGTGGTTTCTCCGGGCAGTGACAGGGCCTGTCTAGGGCGCTATTGCACGATCTTGCTGGGCGGGACGATAGCTCCAACTGGGTAGCAGTGCTGGATCTGCTCCCACGGGATGCTGCGACGGCCAAAGGCATCGTTGACCGACATGAGGCTCACCTCGTAATCATCGGCCCGCAGCAGCTCCTTGACCATGCTCTCGCCCTCATCATGGACGCCGTGCAGCTTGATGTAGACATACTCGCCTGGCACGAGGTCGCCGTTTGGCTCGATGATCGCGACCCAGCCTGAGCGGATGGCGGGGGACATCGAGTCGCCGCGCAGCCGCAAGGCATAGGCGTCCTTGTCCTGGGTGGGGAAGTTGATATGGCCCTCGCTCGGGCTCAAGGCCGTCCAGTAGCCCTCGGCGCCCAGCTGGGCGATGCCGACTATGGGAATCGGCCGGAAGGGGGAGGTTATTGGGATCGGCTGACCAACGTTCGAGGGCTCGGCCCGCGGGCTGTGGCCGGTGTCCATCCAGCCGCGCTGAAGGCCCTCCACCTGCTCAATCCGACGAGCGACGTCGTCCCCCAGATTCTTCTCCGTCTTGTCCGAGAGTATCTGGCTGAGGTGGGCCGGCGACATGCCCCAGCGTGTGGCGCAGGCGCCTTTGCGCTGCGAACCAATGAGCTGGATCAGATTTGCCTTACGAATTTGATAGATGTCCATTCCGCGATTTTCCCACTGTTTAGCCGTCTGCTAAATGTGCGGATGGCTAAATCTAGCTTGATGTTAAATTAGCCGTCAGCTAAATTGCTCTCCACCTCACACGGAGAGTCCTCATGAACGAGCACTTGCGAACCTGGCTGGCCAAGACGCCTGCCGACGTACGCACCGCAGTAGCCAAGGCAGCCGGCACTTCTGTCGGCCACCTCTGGCAGCTTGCCGGTGGCCATCGAAACGCATCGGCGGAACTTGCCGAGCGCCTCCAGGAGGCATCGAACGGCGAGATCACCATCGCCGGCCTGCGCCCCGACCTGGTCCCGCTCGCAAGGAAAGTCCTCCAAGGCGTGGCTTGATCATGAGCACACCCGCATTAAGCCAAGACCCATCTGCAAGAGCACGGGAGATCGAAGCCCTGGTCTTGCAGCGACTCGTGTCGGTGGGCCAGAAGACCGTCGCGGACGCAATCGGCTTGTCCGAATCGACCGTGTCGCGCTGGAAGGAAGGCGAGATTGAGCGCTGGGCAAAGCTGTTTGCGCTCCTGGGACTACAGGTGGTCCCGGTTTCTGCGGTGGTGGTCAACGCCGAATATCTGCGCTCGCTCGAAACCCTGGCGGAGCTGGGGCTGAAGGCCGAGAAGAAACGCCCAGGACCCCTGGGCTGGGATTGAGTCATGACCGCAGTTCTGGTCAACGATGATGAATGGGGCCTGTTCGCTGGCGAGCCGGCGGAGCTGCTGAAGCTCTACGTGGCCCTGAAGCGCCGCATGGATTTCGCATCGGGCATTGCCGGGCTCCAGACCAAGATCAACGAGATCGTCCTCCGCGAAGGCTTCACCGTCGACCCCATCCCTGGGCGTCCGGCGCCGAAGGCAATCACGCGCGAGCAGTACCGATCGGCCGTGCGCCGCCTGGAGAAGATCGGTGCGGTAAAGGTCATCGGACCCCTGGTGTTCGAGTTTCCCCACGCCCGGACGGATCAGTCCGCCCGAAAGAGCTACAACCGAGCTACAACCGAGCTACAACCAGGGCAGCAACCGAGCAGCAACCAGCCGGAACCCAGGAAAGACGGTGGTTCTAGCCAGGGGGAGGGTGGAGCTACAACCGGGTTATTTTTTGAGCAACCCGCTAGCAGCAACCTACTTCCGGAGTCCGGAAATACACCACCACCATCACCGCGTGCGTGCGCAACCGACTCCCGCACCAGGTTCGCCATGACGGCGGACTGGGAGCCGAACCCGCAGACCTTTAAGGCCACGCTGACGATGAACGCCATGGCCGGCGTCCAGATCCAGGCTGACCAGCTCATGGAGTTCCGCTCCTACTGGATCACCAACCCTTATGAACACCGAACCCAAGCCCGCTGGGAGCACGCGCTCGCCCAGCATCTGAAACGGGAGCACCGCCATGCACAAGCCAACCCCGGACGTTATGCCGCAGCAGAAGCCGTTCAGAACCGCCCAGCGCGTGGTCAACCTGGCCGCGGTCGCAACCTCTCAGCTACAGAACAGGTCCGCGAAGCCATCGAGCGCGGACGCTTCGAGCGAGCCCAAGCGTGTGGACCCGCTGCGCATGGAACTGCTGGAGCAACTGTGGATCACGATGGTGGAGACCTACGGCCACCGCTGGACGGCGAATTTTGGCGTGACTCCGAAGCCTGACCACGCCTGGGCCAAGCACCTGACCGGGATCTCTGGTCGCCAGCTCGCTAACGGCCTGGCAGCCCTGTCCAGCCTGGAGAACGATGGCTGGCCGCCCTCGGCACCGCAGTTCCGCGCCATGTGCCTCAACGTCCCCGGCCTGCCCACTGAGGAGGAGGCCTGGGACCAGGCGCTGCGCGGTGAGTACGGCCACGATGCCGTGCGCGTCGCCGCGAAGTTGACCGGCACCTACGACTTGCGCACCGCACGGCCGGACAACAAGGGTCTGCGCAAGACCTTTGCGCGCAACTACGCCGTGGTCCGGGCCCGTGCCGTCATGGGCAAGCCGCTTGAGGACACGATCCCCCTCGGCATTGAGCACGAGCACAAGTCGCCGATGCAGGTGCAGTTCGCCCATAGCCACCAGCAGGCGCGGGACCTCATGCAAGCCCAGGGCATTCCCAACGACCCCGCGCAAGCCCGCGCCATGCTGCTGGCCAAGATGCGTATCCGGAGAGACAACCATGCGTGACTTCAAGCCAGAGGACCTGGCCCTGGTGACCGGCTGCCGCGTGTCGCCGCACCTGATCGGCTCAACCGTCGAGCTGTGGTTCCGCGCTGAGCCGGGCGAAGACTTCATCGGTCCGGACGGGAAGTGGTGGTTCAGCTCCAGCAACACCCCCGCCTGGATCGTGTTCGTCAACAGCGATCGTGACTGGGCATTCGTTGCTGAGCACCACCTCATGCCGCTGGGCCGCGACTTCGCCCCGGTGCGCCAGGGCGAGAAGGAGCTGGGCCATGCGTGAGTTCGCCGCGGTGGAGTTCGTGGTGCCCGGCAAGCCCATCGGCAAGGGCCGCCCGCGCATCGGCAAGGTGGGCGCCCATGCCCGCATGTTCACACCGAAGGAAACGGTGGCCTATGAAGGGCTGATCGCTCACGCGGCCCAGATCGCCATGGCCGGCCGGGACCTGATCCCGCACCCGGTCATGGTCGAGCTGCAGATCCTGCTGCCCATCCCTCAGTCGAAGTCGAAAAAGTGGAAGGCCCAGGCCGTAGCCGGCCAAGTGTTCCCAACCACGAAGCCCGACATGGACAACGTGATCAAGGCGATCTACGACGGCCTCAACGGCGTGGTCTGGCGGGACGACGTCCAGGTGGTGGATGCCATCGTGCGCAAGCGCTACGCCGAGACGCCGTGCGTGCGGGTGCGGATCGTGCCGCTGATGACTGAGGAGGCAGCATGATGGCTGACCATGTCATCCGCACCTCCGCTGACCGCGATCGCCTGATGTCCTTCCTCGCCGGCCTGGATCTGTCGAAGCCCAGGAAGATCGCCATTACCGAGATCCGCAGCCAGCGCAGCGACGCCCAGAACCGTCTGCTGTGGATGTGGAACAACGCCATCCAGAAGCACCTGGCCGACAGCTTCGGCCAGTTCGCCAGCGCTCAGGAATGGCACGAGATCCTGGTGGCGAGACTTTGGCCCTGCGAGGTTCGCAAGGTGGCCATGCCCGGGCCGGCCGGCGGCGAGTTCAAAGTCGGGCGCGCCAAGACCAGCGGGTTTACCCAGGCCCAGATGGCCGAGTATCTCGACCTGCTGGACCGCTACTGCGCCGAGCACCTCCAGCTGCTGCTGCCGCAGCCGGAGGACCTGATGCTGGCGATATACGGACAGAGGAGGAGGGTGGCTTGAGGCTGCCCCGGGCAGAGATGGCAGGGACGCCTGCAGTTGTCTGCGCCGCCAGGTGGCCGCGCAAGTCGCAATCCAGATTTCCGAGGTATCCCAGATGCGCCTGAGTTCAGCCCGAGACGAGTGGTTCAACGCTTACTACCGCCCAGGGGACGGTACCAACCGCCATTGCGAGTCGCTGGCGCTGGTCGGCCCCTATCAGGGCACCGAGCGCGTGCGCGGCGTAGCCGGCCTGGTGAACGAGACTATCGGCGCCCACATCCGCAGCGTGGTGGAACGCCTGCCGGCGGACCTGTTCGCCTTCGGCAACCACCTGTACCACCCGGACACCAATGACCTATGGCGCGAGGTGGCCGAATGGTCGGTGTTTCAGCTGGCATATCTGCGCGGGCCAAAGATGTACGCCAAGAAATACGGTAAGGCCCAGTACGTGGCCATGGCCGTGCTCTACCGCTACCGGCGCCAGCACCAGGGTGGGCAGAGCGCCGCGCCGGATCCGCTGCCGACGCCGGAGTCCTTCCGCACCTTCATCGACTACACCTACGGCGTGGAGCTGGACGCGCGTAACTGGGACAGGGAATGGGAGGAGTTCGTCCAGGCATGTTTCGCCGCCTGCAACGACTTGGATGCGATGGCGCTGGCGCCCGTTGCGAGACTGCTAAAGGACATGAAAATCGCCGCTTGACTGAAATGTGCGGCTGGCGGCATGATTTGTCCATTGTGTGAAGTAACACCCAAATCCCAGAAACCCGGCCAGCGTGCCGGGTTTTTCGTTTCAGGTGTCCATCTCCAGCGTGGCGCCGATCTCCCGCATCTTCGCGTAGACCGTCTCCAGCTGCTCTGCTGGCAACGTCAGGCGCGCGGCGATGAAGAACAGCATCTGCGCGCTCAGCTCTCTTGGTTGGGCGCCGCCAGTGTACTTCCGCCACTGCCTGCCATCCGACAGGCCAGCCAAGTCGGCAAGCTCATCGCCTGTCGCCTTCATGCCAGCAGCTTTCAGTTGCGCCTTGAGCTGGGCCAGGTCTTCGGTAGTGGGCGGCTGATAATGCTTGATGCGCTGCATGGTGGACCCCAAAGAGAGACCCCGCTTTCGCGGGGCCTGGGTATTCAGTTGAAGAGCTTGATGACTATCGCCGTCACGCCGGCCACGGCACTGACTAGGCCAGTGGCAACTGCAACGGGGTACCAGAAGGTGTCTGCGCGCAGCTTGCCGGTCTCAGCATTGAGCTTGCTGGTTTCGGCCATCAGCTTGGCGATCTCGGAGTGGATCTTTTCGAGTTCGGCGTGGGTCATTTCGAGGCTCATTGGTTCGTCCCTTTGGGGCTGTCGGGCCGCGCGGTATGCGCTTCCCATGTGACGTATATTAGGCCCAATGGGCCTACTTGGCAAGGTCTGTTTTGACCGCTGGTCGCCCATTTCCTAAGCCCGCCAATGCGGGCTTTTTCATGCCCGCAGTTTGGAGAGGCAGATGCCAACGAACCTGCCTCCGCTACCTGGCCCTGGTGCTGGGCTCAGCGATTGGATCGCCTGGGCGCTGCTCGTCGTGATCTTCGCCGCCGGCTATCTCTTCCTCCAGTGGCGAGAGAAGAGAGGCCCAGCCAGCGAGCGGCTGAACACCGCGCTGGCTGAAGAGCGGGCCGCCCACAAAGAGACCAAGGCCGAACTGGTCGAGGTCCAGCGCCTGCTGGAGGAGTCCCGGCAGAACAATAACGCCCTGGTGCGCGAGTTCGCGGAGAACAAGGCGCAGATCGCCCGCATGGAAGTGCAGATGCAATACCTCACGGAAGAGATCGCCGAGCTAAAGGCAGAGCTCCTCAAGAGGAACACCGCATGACCGATCAAGAGTTGGCCCGCCAGAAAGGCAAGTCCCGGCGGTTCCTCGACAATCACGGTAGCTGGTTCCTGCTGATCGCCGTGGCCATTGCGAGCTGGATGGCGGGCAGCCAGCACAACGCTGTGACGACCGCCGACACCGTCAAGATCCTCGCCGAATCGCACGAGCGCCAGGACGCCACGCGCGTCGCGAGGATCCGCGAGCTGCTGGACATCAATCAGAAGCTGCTGCTGCAGGTCGGCCCCAGGGTCGAGAGCGCGGCCACGAAAGCAGAGCAGGCCGCCGTCAAGGCGACCGAGGCAGTCAACAAGGCTGAGGCGCAGCAAGCCGCCAAGCCGTAACCCCTGCGGCCCGAGCTGTGCATTCCGGTGCCCACTATCCCGGAGAGCACCATGACCGACGCTGTAGGCGCCGCCAGCGCGAAGCTCGCGCAAGCCATTGCCGATGTTCAGACCTACGGAAAGGCCCTGGCCGAGGCTGCAATAGCCGCGACACAGCCGGCGACGCCTGATCCTGTACCAGAGACGCCAGCGGTGAGTTTGCCGCTGACCACCGTGATCTGGGAGGCCGACGGGAAGGAGCTGGCCCTGCCTTGGAACCGTGCCCTGGAGGCCGGAAAGGCGGTGATACAGCTCGCCACTGGCCAGGCTGTGAATGTCCTGGCGGTGGACGGCAACATCGTACGGGCCGTCGTTACCATCGATCAGGCAATCGGCGACCCGTCGAAGGTCATTGGCAAGCCCGCCATCATCCGCGAGCGCTACGCCAAGCCCACGCCGACCCCGGCGCCGCAGCCGGTACCGGATACACCCGTAGTGGTGGCCCCGGCAGATCCGAAGCCCGACCCAGTTGCTGGTCCCGCGGTACTGCGCAACATCCCGTTCCTCGGCGTCAACCTGGCCGCGCATAGCAATGCCAACCAGGTGCTGCCGGGCGAAGCCGGGACCCACTTCAAATGGCCGAGCCGCGCAGATGTCAGCCTCTACGTGCGGGACCTGGGCGTCCGGCTGATCCGTTTCCCCTATGCGCTCCAGCGCGCCACGCTGCTGACGTCCACCGGCCTACCAGCCAAGGGCGGCCAGCTGGATCCGACCTTCGTCGCCAAGATGAAGACCGTGCTGAGCTGGATCCGCGAGGACTCGAACGGCGAGGCGCTGGTCATCTTCGACCCGCACCACTATTGGCGCCTGTACCGCAACCAGACCGCGATGGTCGAGGGCGTGCGCAAGCAGACCGGCGCGCTGCTGCCGGCCGGCGAGGCAGCCGGGCAGGGCGGTCGCTGGAAGCGCCAGGAACAGGTGCTGATCGACGAGGCCAACGGCTGGGGCTCCGCGGACCTGGGCGACCACATCGCCTCGATGGTCACGACGTTCGATGAGGCGATGATCCTGGGCTATGGCCTGGGCAACGAACCCTATGCCTCGGGCGGCGCCCTGGACAGCCTCACGGTCACGGCGATGGAAGCCAAGGTCGTCGCCGACGTGAACATCATGCTGCCGATCATCCGCAGGGTGACGAGCAAGCCGGTATTCATCTGCGGCAACCAGTGGGCCTCCGCGCGCAACTGGACCGCCGTCAGCGGCTCGTTCGCTGCTGGCATCAAGGACCCGGCGAACAACTGGATCCCGGAGGTTCACGGCTACGGCGATCTCGACGGCGGTTCGAGCGGCAGATACTCCAGCGGCAACCTCAACGCCTTCCCGGTGGAGCAGGTCGCCCAGGTCTTCCGCCCGGCCTACAGCTACTTCGCCGCCAAGGGCCTGCGCGCCTTCATCGGTGAGACCGGCATCCCGCCCACCGACTCCGGCCGTGCGGCACTGGCCCGGGCGCTGGATGAGGCCAAGGCCAACGGCGTCCCCGTCACCCTATGGATCGCCGGCGGTGATGGCGCCATGGGTGGCGAGAAGATGAACCTAGACGACGCGGCCCACGCCGCCACCCGGGACCTGATCAAGGCCCGCGCCGGTGAGCGCATGGCCGAGTGGAAGGCGCCCAGGTCGTAGGGCGCAACACCCAGGTATTGACGTCGAAGAGCGCCTGGGTGCTGTCGGTTGAATCAATCCGGACCATACTCATAGCTCGAACAACAGGTGGAGCTTTGAGCATGGAGAAGATGTTGCTGCGGGACGTGAACGCAGAGGCCGTCCTTGATGGTCCGGCGAAAGTGGGGAGACTCAAAAGACAGGCTGCTCTGCTGTTCGGCATGCTGAAGAGGCAGTCCGAAGAGGAAGACGCTTTCTATCCCATGGGAGTAAAGGTAGAGGTTGCTTCGGACGGCGAGTCCGCTCTGCTAGAAACTCCCTATGCCAAAGGCAGGATCCTGTTCGAGCCTAGGGCAGATGCCCGCGGACCTGTGGGTCTCTTCCGCTTGCAGCGCAGCGAGCGCGATTCGAAGGACGATCCTGTTTGGATAGAGCTAGCCAGATTTACGCTCAACCCGGACAGCGTCGTTTTCAACGCGAACGGTGATGAGCTGTTCAACTTGGCAAGACCCTATAGGGGGCAGGAGGGGGACTTCATGACCAGCATCGTTGCCGCATTGGCCGCCCTCCGCTAGCAAGCCCTTCCGGCATTTGCCCCCGCTCCGAGCTAGCTTCCTGACTCGGAGCAGGGGCGGTGCCTTTCTCGTTTCCTGCCAATCGCCTGCCGAGGTTTACGATGGTTCGCCCACGACCTCCGGTCGATTCAATGCCGGAAATTGAAGCCGCACCTGGCTTACACGAATGGGTCATGTCGACCTTCGTGAGCCAAGGTGGCCGCTTGTTCAATCCGGATCACTCCCACCTGCTGGACGCCAGCATTGGTTTCCTCTGGGCCAGGACAGGCTTCGTCAAGTCGAGGCGCCTGGTACTGGGCCAAGCCGAGCAGGTCGCGTTCCGTGCGGGTGGCTGGCAGAAGGCGAGGGCAGAGCAGCAGATGGTGGAGTGGTTCGGAGACATCCCGGACTTCCTCATCACCCTGGCCGCCGACTACTGCGCCGAATGCAGCGACGCCGAGTTCTGCGCCCTGGTCGAGCACGAGCTCTACCACATCGCCCAGGAGCTGGATGGCTTCGGCGCCCCAGCGTTCACCCGGGACGGCATGCCCAAGCTGAAGCTGCGCGGCCACGACGTCGAGGAGTTCGTCGGCGTGGTGCGTCGCTATGGCGCCAGCCCGGACGTGCAACGCCTGGTGGAAGCCGCGAGCGGCCGCCCCGAGGTGGAGAAACTCAACATTGCGAGGGCCTGCGGAACCTGTCTGCTCAAGTCGGCTTGACCTCTGACAGACCCCTGACGGAAGTAGAACCATGGCCACCCTGAGCAACGATGTGAAAGCCTTCATCGTTCAGGCCCTGGCCTGTTTCGACACGCCCTCCCAGGTCGCCACGGCCGTCAGAGAAGAATTTGGGATTGAGGTAACCCGCCAGCAGTGCGAGAGCCACGACCCCACGAAGTACGCCGGGCGCGACCTGGCCAAGCGCTGGAGGGTCCTGTTCGAGGACACCCGGAAGCGGTTTCGCGAGGAGACCGCGGACATCCCAATCGCCAACCGCGCGCACCGCCTCCGCACCCTGGGCCGCATGGCGGAGAAGGCCGAGGGGATGCGCAACCTGGCGCTGACTGCCCAGCTGCTGGAGCAGGCCGCCAAGGAAGTGGGCGATGTCTACGTCAATCGCCAGACCAAGGCCGAGATGCCACACGACGATCTGCCGCCGACGCGCGTGCAGGTCGAGGTAGTGGACGCGAGGGTGCGCGATGCCGACGCTTAACGTGCCCCAGGCGCAGTTCCTGCAGCTGCCGCACAAGTTCCGGGGGTTCGTGGCGGGGTTCGGTTCGGGTAAGACCTGGGTGGGCTGCGCAGCGCTGTGCAAGCACGTCTGGGAATGGCCCAGGATCAACTCCGGCTACTTCGCCCCGACCTACCCGCAGATCCGGGACATCTTCTTCCCGACCATCGAGGAGGTCGCCTTCGACTGGGGCCTCAAGGTCCGGACCAAGGAGAGCGACAAGGAGGTCGAGTTCTACAGCGGCGGCCGGTACCGCAGCACCACGATCTGCCGGTCCATGGAGAAGCCCCAGACCATCGTCGGCTTCAAGATCGGCCACGCCCTGGTGGATGAGCTGGACGTGCTGCCGGCGGCCAAGGCCCAGCAGGCCTGGCGCAAGATCATCGCGCGGATGCGCTACAAGGTGGACGGGCTCAAGAACGGGGTGGACGTCACCACGACCCCCGAGGGCTTCAAGTTTGTCTACCAGCAGTTCGTCAAGCAGCTGCGCGCCAAGCCGGCGCTGACCGAGATGTACGGCCTGGTGCAGGCCAGCACTTTCGACAACGAACTCAACCTGCCGGACGACTACATCCCCTCGCTGATGGAGTCCTACCCCGAGCAGCTGATCATGGCCTACCTCGACGGCCAGTTCGTGAACCTGACCTCGGGCACGATCTACACCGCCTATGACCGCAAGCTCAACGGCAGCCAGGAGACCATCCAGCCCGGGGAGCCGCTCTTCGTGGGGATGGACTTCAACGTCGGCAAGATGTCGGCCATCGTCCACGTCAAGCGCCTGGGCATGCCACACGCGGTCGACGAGATCATCAACGGCTACGACACGCCGGACATGATCCAAAAGATCAAGGAGCGGTACTGGCTCTATACCGGGACCGAGTACCGCAACACCCGGCTGATCCGGATCTACCCGGACGCCAGCGGCGATTCCCGCAAGTCGGTGCGAGCCAGCGAGACGGACATCTCCCTGCTCAAACAGGCCGGGTTCATGGTCGTCGCCCCGGGCGCCAACCCGCCAGTCAAGGACCGCATCAACGCCATGAACGCCATGTTCCGCAACGCAGCGGGCGAGCGGCGCTATCGCGTGAACGCTGACAAGTGCCCGACCTATGCCGACGACTTGGAGCAGCAGGTCTGGGCGGAGAACGGCGAGCCCGACAAGAAGCAAGGCAATGACCACCGGCCCGATGCCGGCGGCTACTTCATTCACAAGGAATACCCGATCACCAGGTACTCCCTCGCAGGCGTCGCATAATGGGTTTCAAACAGTTCCTCTCCGACAAGCTGGTCAATCTCGTGGCCAACCTGGGCACCGAGCGGGACAAGGCGTCCCATTCGGGCTACCTAGTGTCGACCCTGACAGACCAACAGCTACTGGCCGCCTACCGCAGCAGCTGGCTGCCGAGAAAGATCATCGACATCCCCGCGCTCGACGCCTGCCGGCGCTGGCGTGGGTGGCAAGCCTCCAAGGACCAGATCCAGGCCATTGAGGCCGAGGAGAAGCGTCTGGCGCTGGTCGCCAGGGTCCACACCGCGATGATCCGAGGTCGCCTGTTCGGTGGCGCCGCGGTGTTCATCGGCACCGGCGAGCGCGACACAGCGAGCGAGCTGCGGCCCGACCGCATCGGCAAGGGCGGCGTGAAGTACCTGACGGTCATGAGCCGGCGCCACCTGAGCCCGACCGAGATCGAGCGAGACGTCCAATCGCCGCGCTATGGGATGCCCAAGGCCTACCGGTTGGCCGGCTCCAACGTCGATATCCATCCTTCGCGGCTGGTCATCTTCCACGGCGCCGAGCATGCCGACCCTGAGCTGGTGGAGGGCGCTGGCCACGGCTGGAGCGACTCGGTCCTGACCTCGGTCATGGAGGCTATCAAGCAGAGCGACGGGACGGTGGCGAACGTGGCCAGCCTGGTGTTTGAGGCCAAGGTCGACGTCATCAAGATCCCGGACCTGATGCAGAGCCTGGAGGATCCCCGTTTCGAGAAGCTGCTGCTGGAGCGCCTGCGGCTGGCTGCCATGGCCAAGAGCATCAATGGCGCGCTGATGCTGGATGCCCAGGAGGACTACCAGACCAAGACGGCCAACTTCAGCACGCTGCCGGACATCATTGATCGCTTCCTGCAGAACGTGACCGGCGCCGCGGACATCCCGGCCACCCGATTCCTCGGCCAGTCTCCGGCCGGACTCAACGCCAGCGGGGAGTCGGACCTGCGCAACTACTACGACCGGATCCAGTCGGGCCAAGAGCTGGAAGTGCGGCCCGCCATGTCCGTGCTGGACGAGTGCCTGATTCGCTCGGCCCTGGGCAGCCGGCCTCCTGAAATCCACTACGTCTGGAACAGCCTCTGGCAGCCCACGGCGACGGAGCGCGCAACCATCGGCAAGACCGTCGCTGACACCATCAAGGTGATCAAGGACACCGGCCTGTTCCCCGAAGCCGCGCTCTCCCGTGCTGCCGAGACGGCCCTGGTCGAGTTCAGCGTCCTGCCCGGCCTGGAGGCGGCCATGGAGAAGTACGGCGAAGAGCTGCCAGACGAGGAGGGCGGCGAGGCTGAAGGCGAGGATGAGCAGTTGCCACCAGGTGGCACCCAGCTGCAGGACGCCGCGCCGCGCCCGCTGTACATCCAGCGCAAGGTGGTCAACACCGCCGAGCTACTGGCCTGGGCCAAGGGGCAGGGCTTCGAGGTCACGGTCCCGGCCGACCAGCTCCACGTCACCATCGCCTACAGCAAGCAGGCGGTGGACTGGATGACGGTGGGCACGGCTTGGAACGACGGCCCGGATGGCTCGATGACGGTCCCACCAGGTGGTGCGCGGCTGGTCGAGCCCCTGGGCGACGAGGGCGCGGTGGTGCTGCTGTTCAACAGTTCCGAACTGGCCTGGCGCCATATGGCGATCCGCGAGGCTGGCGCGTCCTGGGACTTCGAGGACTACCAGCCCCACATCACCATCACCTACCAGCCCGGCGAGGTGGACCTGGCCAAGGTCGAGCCGTACCGCGGCCGCATCGAGCTGGGCCCCGAGATATTCGAGCCGCTCGACGAGAACTGGAATGCCAAGGCTCAGGAGGCATGAGATGGAAACCTTCACCCAACCGAAAATCACCGGCTACCGGCAGCTCAACGAGCAGGAGGCCGCGCTCATGAACGAGATCAAGGCCAAGGGCGTCGAGCTGGGCGCCCTGGTCGAGCAGCTGCGCGCGACCGAGGGCCTCGACCAGCGCTGGGTCAGCATCGGCGCTACCGACCTGCAGACCGGCCTCATGGCGCTGACCCGCGGCGTGGCGCAACCCACCACGTTCTAACCTCAGCGCCCCTCCCAAGGAAAACCACCATGCTCCTGCACGACTCCGTGTCGGTTTCGGCTGTCCGCCGAACCACTGACGGCTACCTCGTGGCCGAGGCCCGGGTAGCGCGCACTGGCATCCAAGACTACCTCGGCAGCGAGGTGGGCAAGCCTGAAATGCCCATCGTCCGGCTGTACCGCCCACCTGAGGCCGTGTTCGCTGAGGACGCCATGCGCTCTTACGCCTACCGGCCCATGACCAACGGCCACCACGGCGATGTGAACGCCGCCAACTGGAAAGAACTGGCAGTGGGCCAGACCGGTGCCGAGGTCCTGCGCGACGGCGAGTTCGTCCGCGTCCCGATGGTGGTGATGGATGCGGCGGCTATCCGCGATGTCGAGGGCGGCCGCCGCGAGCTCTCTATGGGGCTGGAAGCCATCGTCGTCTTCGAGGATGGCGTGACCCCTCAAGGCGAACCCTACGACGCCCGCGTGGAAAGCATGCGGATGAATCACCTGGCGCTCGTTGATCGGGCGCGAGGTGGCGAGCAACTACGGATCGGGGACCAGCGCAGCCCCGGTGCGAATATTCCTGCGCACCCCAACGACAACGGAGGCCATCCCATGGCTGATTCTCTGCGCACGGTCATCGTCGATGGCCTGTCTGTGCAAACCACTGACCAAGGCGCCCAGGCGATCGAGAAGCTGACCAAGCAGCTGGCCGACGCAGGCGTCAACGTCAAGACGCTGACCGATGCTCACACCGCGGCCATCGCCGGTAAGGACCGCGAGCTGGCGACCAAGGACAACGAGATCGAGAAGCTGAAGGGGCAACTGCTCTCCGACGCCCAGATCGATGCTCGCGTACTGGCGCGCGGCGACCTGATCGGCAAGGCCAAGTCCATCGCCGACGCCGACTACAGCGGCAAGAGCGACGACGAGATCCGCAAGGCCGCCGTGGTGGCCAAGCTGGGCGACGCCGCGGTGGCCGGCAAGAGCGCCGACTACATCACCGCTCGCTTCGACATCCTGGTCGAGGACTCCAGCGATCCGGTGCGCCAGCACCTGAAGACGCAGGACGGCCAGTTCCAGAACCCCAACGACAACGGCCAGGCCGCCTACGAGGCGCGTCTGGGTGATGCCTGGAAAGGAGGTGCCAAGTAATGCCGTCCATTCAGACCAGCTATTCCGAGAACATCCGCGCCAGCGTACCGGGCCACATCCCGGATATGACCCACGCCGACGTCGTGTCTCGCACTGTCGAGTCGGCTGCCGGCCTGGGCTTCGGCCTGCCGGTGTTCCAGGGCACCGCCGACAAGGCCGTCCGCGTCTTCGCCACTGGCGATACCGCGGCCAAGTTCGTGGGCGTGTCGGTCCTGGACCGCTCCGCCAGCGGCCCCAACGGCTTCGTCCAGTTCGAGTCCGCGCGCATCCTGCTCAACGGCCCGATCAGCGTTACCGCCGCCGTGGCGGTCAAGGCGAGCGACCCGGTAACGGTCACCGCCGACGGCACCTTCAGCAACACCGGTGGCATCACGATTCCGAACGCTCGCTGGGACACCAGCGCCGCGGCCGGCGCCGTCGCCAACATCTTCCTCAAGTAAGGAGCCGACATGCGCGCCCCCTTCAAGCTTTTGGACGCCCAGGCCGCCCTGGGTTTCGTGATCTCCCAGACCACGCACATCGAGCGCCAGGTTAACGAGATCGTCTATCCCGATATCCAGTATCCCGCCCTGGTGCCGGTCGACACTTCCGCCAGCCCCTGGGCCAAGACCGTCACCTACTTCTCCTCGGACAAGTACGGCAAGGCGGATTGGATCAACGGCAACGCGGACGACATCCCGCGCGCCGGCACCGAACTGACCAAGTTCGAGACCCAGATCCACACCGCCGGTATCGGATACGGCTACGGTCTCGAAGAGATCAGCCAGGCCGCCATGCTCGGCTACAACCTCGACGCCGAGGATGCCAAGGCAGCGCGCCGCGCCTACGAGGAGATGGTCGACCGTGTCGCCCTCTACGGTGACAGCTCGAAGGGCTTCTCCGGCCTAGTGAATGCGCCGAACGTCACCGCCGGTTCGGTCACCAACGGCAACTGGGCCGCCGCCACGCCGGACAAGATCCTCGCCGACGTGAACAACCAGCTGGCAGGCCAGGCTCAGGGCACGCTGTACACCGCCCTGGCAGACACCCTGCTGCTGCCCCTGGACAGCCTGAACCTGCTGGCGACCCGCATGGTGAGCGACCTGTCCACCGAGACCATCCTCAGCTGGCTGCTGCGCAACAACGTCTACACCGCGCAGACCGGCCAGCCGTTGACCATCCGCGGTCTCCGCGGGCTGGAGAAGGCAGGCGCTGGCGGTACTCGCCGCATGGTTTCCTACCGCCGCGATCCGTCGGTGGTGAAGCTGCACCTGCCGATGCCGCACCGCTTCCTGCCGGTATTCCAGGCCGGTCCGATGCGCTGGGAGATCCCCGGCATCTTCCGCCTCGGCGGTGTGGATGTCCGCCAGCCGCTGCAAGTCCGCTACGCCGACGGCCTGTAAGGAGGTCCCATGCCCGAGATCACCAACACCAGCGGCACGCCGATTGGCCTGCCCGACGGCTCCATCATCCCGCCGAAGCAAACCGCGACGGTGGACAACTGGGACGACTTCAAGGACCGCGCCAACCTGAAGCACTACGTCCAGCAGGGCGTGCTGGTCGTGGCGGCCAGCGCGGGCGGCCAGACCTCGTCCGCCAACCCGAACCAGGGCGTCAACGAGACCGAAGAGGAACAGCAGAAGCGCGACCTGCGCGGCAAGCTGGACCTGCTCGGGATCCAGATGCACCCGAACACCGGGCTGGAAAAGCTGCGCAAGGCCCTGGCCGAAGCCGAGGCCGCCAAGGCGCGCACCGAGGTCATCGAGGCCCTCAAGGCCAAGGACGTCGAGTTCGATGAGAGCGCGAGCCTGGACGAGCTGAAAGCCAAGCTGGAAGCCGCCGAGTAACACCCCGGGGCGGTTCGCCGCCCATCTATTCGAGATCGACGCCATGGCAGATTCCTACGGCACCCTGCTGGGCGCCGACGCCTACCACGCCGCCCGCGCCGTCACCGGCTGGGCAGGTGACGAGGCCAGCAAACAGGCCGCACTGCTGCGTGCCTCGGTCTACATCGATGGCAGGTACCGGAAGCGCTATCGCTCCGGCCGCTGGGTGTCGCTGTTCCCCGGCGAGAAAGCGCAGGGCCGCGCCCAGGCGCGCGAGTGGCCTCGCATTGGCGCGCAGGATTACAGCGGCAACCCCATCGCCGCCGACGAGGTTCCGGCCGAGGTTGAGCAGGCCACCTACGAGGCCGCCCTGCGCGAGCTGGTGAACCCGGGCAGCCTGAGTCCCGACTTCGTTGCCACCAGCCTGGTGAAGAGCGAGAAGGTCGGTCCGCTGGAAACGACCTATGCGGTACCGGATGCCAGCGCCCCAGGCGCCGCCCCAACCCGGCCGGTAATCACCCTCATCGACGAGATCATTGCGCCGGTGCTGGTCGCCCGGTTCGAGCTGCCCGCTGTGGTGGTCGTGTGACCGAGGCCGAAATCCTTGCCGCCATCGACGGCATAACGCCGGCGCTGCAGCGGGCATACCTGGAGCAGATCCGCGCCACGGTCGACGCCGCAGTCATCACCGAGATCGAACAACTGATCGCCCAGCAGGACGACGCTGGCCTGGTAACCCTGCTGTCCTTGGGTGCCTTCGCCGCGCTGCTGGAGACCGTCCGCGCCGCCTACATCAAGGGCGGGACCCTAGTGGCCATCAAGATGCCCGGCGGACGGAAGGTGCAGTTCGACCAACACGCCGAGGCCGCACAGCGCTGGCTCAACCAGAACGCTGCCGACCTGACCAGCACCATCGCCCGGGAGCAGGCCGAGGCCATCCGCGTCACGACCGCCGCCGGCCGCGCCGCCCGGCGCACGCCGCGCCAGATCGCGCTGGACGTCGTCGGCCGCCGCAACGAGCGCACCGGGCGCCGGCAGGGCGGTGTGCTGGGGCTTTCTGCGCCAGAGGCCCAGGCCATCGCCAGCACCCGCGAGCAGCTGCGCAGCGGCGTCGCCGAACGCATGCGCCAGTACCTGGCAAAGGCTGACCGCGATCGGCGCCTGGATGGGATCGTCGAGCGCGCCATCGAGCAGGGGAGGCCGGTGACGGTCACCGATGCACAGCGGATCACCTCTGCCTACGCGGCGGCCAAGGTCGACAAGCATGCGCTGCTGGTGGGCAAGGCCCAGGCGCATGAGGCACTGAACGCCGGCTTCAACCGCCTGCACGGCCAGGTGCTCGAAGGCCCGGTCAAGCCGCGGTCGGTGGAGAAAATCTGGCGCAACAAGGGCGACCTGCGGGTCCGCCATGCCCACGTCACCCTCGGCGGTGTTCGCGTGAGCTTCAACCAGCCGTTCCAGTCGCCAACCGGCGCGCGGCTCAACTACCCCGGCGACAAGACGCTGGGGGCCTCCTGGGCCGACCTGGCGAACTGCCGGTGCACGGTCTCGTATCGAGTGACGTGGTGATCGAAATGCGCGTATCCGTTGACACGCAAGACCCTGGCTATAGCCCTGGCCTGATCGGCCGCGGCGTGAAGGTGTTCCTCGATGACATCGAGCAGCGCCGAGTGGTGACCGCAGACGACGAGCTTGGGCTGGTCGTGATGTACGACGTGGACGAGCAGGGGCAGGTCAAGATGGAGGGCGACGAGGTCGTCCGCATCACTGCCCATGGCGCTGTGAAGATCGAGATGCCCTATGCCTGACATTCATGACCGCGGCCGGGCCCTGGCCATCCGCATGCTGGCTCCGCGCTCCAAGGGCGGGAAGGGCCTGAACCTCACACTGACCAAGCCAGGCCAGAAGGCCTACGACCCTGCAACCAGCACCGTCACCACCGCACCCCAGGCCTTCACCGGCTCGGGCCTACGCGAGAGCTACAAGCAGACCGACATCGACGGCACGCTTATCCGCCAGGGCGACGTCAAGCTGCTGGTCTCGCCGGTGCAGGCCGACGGTACCGATCTGCCGGAGCCAGTCACCGGCGACCAGATCCGGTTCGACGGCAAGGTGCTGAAGGTCATCAGCGTCGAGCCCTGGAACTACGCGGGTGTTGCCTGCGGCTACGAGGTCCAGGGGAGGGCGTAGGCCATGGCCAAGACGCACCACATGACGGCGCGCTATGGCGACCTGGACGGCGACTTCGTGGCTCAGCTGGAAGAGTTCCAGCTGCAGGCCTTGGCCGCCATTGAGCAGACCCTGCGCGACGTGGTGATCCAGATCGGCGAGTCGCTGATCAACCTTAGCCCGGTGGACACCGGCCGGTTCAAGGCGAACTGGCAGCTGACCATCGGCGCCCCGGCGAACAGCAGCCTGATCACCACCGACAAGGAGGGCGACGACACCATCGCGCGCCTGGTGGCCGCTGCCAATGCCCTGGAGCCCGGGCAGGTGGCTTACCTGGTCAATACCCTGGTCTACGGCATCCCGCTGGAGTACGGCCATAGCCAGAAGGCGCCCCACGGCATGGTCCGGATCACCATCGAGCAATTCCAGCAGATGGTCAAAGAGGCCGCGGAGGCGCACCAGGTATGAGCCAGAAGCGCATTCGCCAGCTGATCGAGTCGCGGCTATCGGCCTGGGCCGTTGCCGAGGGCTACCCGGTGGCCTACCAGAACCAGGACTTCACCCCGCCCGAGAACGGGATCTACCTCCGCGCCTACCTGCTGCCGGCGCCAACCGGTAGCGACACCCTGGCCGGGGATCATCGCAGGTACCAGGGCGTGTTCCAGGTCAGCGTGGTGGTACCGACCGGACAGGGGGCTGGCCAGGCCGAGAACATCGTCGGCGAGCTGGCGGACCTGTTCCCGCTGTATGACCGCCTGAGCCTGGACGCCTTCACCGTGGTGATCATGTCCCCGGTGAGTCAGGGACCTGAGGTCCCCGAGGCTAGCACCTTCACCTTGCCGGCCAGCTTTAGCTACCGCGCCGACACCAACTGATTCGCCCGTTGGGCAAACCCGAGACCCGCCCTGTGCGGGTTTCTTCATTTCTGCACGAGGAATAGACCATGGGCTACAAGCTCCCCAACGGCGCCACCTTCCAGATGGCGTCCACCTACGGCCCCGCCGTCGCCATCAGCGCTATCAGCAACGCCAGTGAAGCTATCGCGACCATCGGCTCCGGCGCGGCGATCGCCACCGGCGACATCGTCCTGCTCACCTCCGGCTGGACCCAGCTGAATGGCCGCGTGGCGCGCGTCAAGGCTGTGAACTCCACCGCCGTCACGCTGGAAGGTATCGACACCACCAACCCGACCGGCTTCCCGGCTGGCGGCGGCGTGGGCTCCATGAAAAAGATCACCGCATGGGTGGTCATCCCGCAGATCACCGAGGTGGCCTTCGCCGGCGGCGAACAGCAATACACCGACGTCGTCTTCCTCGAGGACACCCAGGGGCGGCAACTGCCGACCGACAAATCTGCGGCGAGCATGACCCTGACCATCGCGGACGACCCGGTCCAGGCCTGTGTGCCGGTTTTGAAAGCTGCCGATGCGAACCAGCAGGTCGAGGCCGCGCGGCTGAACCTGCCTGGCAATGACGCGCTGTTCTACGGCGCCTTCATTTCCTACTCCAAGCAGCCGGTGGTTGCGCGTAGCCAGATCCTAACGCGCACCGTTGGCCTGGCCCTGCAGGCCGAGCCCACCCGCTATTCCACCGCTGCCTGAGGCTGATCATGGCGAAGAAATTCTCGATTCAGCAGGCGCCGACCTTCAAGGCTGACGTGTCGCTGCCCCGCGTGGGCGGTGACGTCATGGTGGTCCCGTTCACCTTCCGTTTCCTGGACCGCGTCGAGCTGGCCAAGGTCATCGACGGCTGGAACCAGCAGGAGAAGGAGCTGGTGGAAGTCGCCCAGGGCAAGTCGGTCGAGGAGGCCACCCAGCTGGAGGTCGACATGCAGGTCGGCCAGATCCAGCAAGTGGTGGTGGGCTGGGGCTTCGACGATGAGTTCAACGAGGACTCCATCCGCGCGCTGGCGCTGACCTCGGTCAACGCTCCCGCCGCGGTGCTCAGCGCCTACCATCAGGCATATCGGCCGGCCAAGTCGGGAAACTGACGGAGGCGGCGCGCGCGCTCTACGGTGGCGCGCCGCCCGAGGCAGCACTCTCGGCCTTTGGCCTATCGGCAGCGATGTTCGAAGAGGACGAAGTGGAGGTCTGGCAGCACAACTGGCAGGCCTTCAGCGTGTTCGAGGCGATGTCGACTCAGTGGCGCACCGGCATGGCCGGCGCCAGCGGGCTCGACTATGCCGCCTTACCCGCGGTGATGCGCCTGGTGGGCGTGCCCAAGAAGGATCGCGTCCAGGTGTTCCATGACGTTCGCATCATGGAGGCCGAGGCGCTGGCAGTGATGGCGGAGCAAAGGTCCGACTAAATATCAATGCGGCTTGCTGGGAATTCTTGTGACTCGTTGCTAGGATTTGTCCTTGTCTAAAGGAGGGATCCGATGAAGCGATATGTCCTAGCAATTTTCATGGCACTTACCTTGTCCGGTTGTGCCCACAAACCTACACAGCAAGAAATTGACTCCGCTGACTACGGATACTCCATAAATCAGTCAGACGCTCAGAAGCAGGTTCAAAGCTTCTTTAGCGTCTACCTGAAGGATCCAGAGTCAGCCAGGTTCGCTTTTTCAGATGTCTACAAGGGCTATTTCGTAGGTAGCGCTTTTGAAGGTAGAAAGCTGTCGGCGGGCTATCTCATGGACTTCAGAGTAAACGCGAAGAATAGCTTCGGGGGGTATGTAGGGGCGAAGCCTTATAAGGCGCTATTTCATAATGGCCGCCTGCAAGGGATCTGGGAGATCCGCAATGGAAATCTCCACGTTCGAATAATGTAAACCGCCTCCGGGCGGTTTTTTTACGTCCGGAGATAGCATGAACATCGCCCAACTAGGCATTCGGGTCGAATCGGAAAGCGTCGACACCGCCGCCAATGATCTCGACCGCCTGGTGCAGGTCGGCACCCGCACCAACGCCGAGCTCACCGCGCTCAATCTGAAGTCCCGCGAGGCCACGCGCTCCCTGTCCGACATGGCGCAGCGGCAGCGGGAGTCGGCCACGTCCCTGGCGCAGATTGCCAAGGCCGCGGTGACGGTCAACCACGAGCTGCAGTCGCTGGGCCTCAAGCAGACCTATGTCGCTGAGAGCATGAGCGACATGGCCCTGTCGTCGCGCCAGACCGTGGACCAGCTGGAGCTGCTGAATAGCCGCCAGCAACAGTCGGTTCAGTCGATGGCGAACCTCGGCTCTGCCGTGGACCGGTCGTCTGCCGAGTTCCGGAGCGCTGCCGCGTCGCTGCGGGAGATGATGGCGCAGCTGCAGGCCCTGGCGGTCACTGCACCGAAGACCATCCCGCCGCTGAAGTCGCAGAAGGAGCAACTCGCCCAGCTGCTTGGCCAGATCGACCCGACTATCGCCGCCCTGGATCGGCTGGACGCCCAGCAGCGCAAGCTGCAAAGCTTCAAGGCGAAGGGCCTGATCGATGCCGAGACCTTCGAGCGATTCAACGGCCAGCTGCAGCAGACCCGGACGGGCCTGACCGACTTCGACTCGGGCCTCACGCGAACCGGAAACACTGCCAAGCAGACCGCCGCGGCGCTGCGCAACGTGCCAGCCCAGTTCACCGACATCGTGGTCAGCCTCCAGGCCGGCCAGGCCCCGCTGACGGTGCTACTGCAGCAGGGCGGCCAGCTGAAAGACATGTTCGGCGGCATCGGGCCGGCGGCGAGCGCGCTGGGCGGCTACGTGGCCGGGCTGGTCAATCCGTTTACGGTCGCCGCTGCCGCAGCCGCTGTGCTCACCCTGGCGTACTACCAGGGCAGCGAAGAGGCCACCGCGTTCGAGAAGGCGCTGATTCTTTCCGGCAATGCGGCGGGCACCACCGCAGACGAACTGGCGGAGACCGCGAAGCACATCTCCGGCGTGGTCGGCACCACCGGCCAGGCAGCCGCGGCCCTGGTGCTAATGGCGCAGAGCGGCAAGATCGCCGCCGAGAACATGGAGCAGATCGGTGTCGCCGCCGTGTCGTTCTCCAAGGCCACTGGCACCGCCATCGAGGACGTGGTCGCGCAGTACGTCTCCCTGGGCAAGGAGCCAGTGGAGGCCTCGCGCAAGCTCAACGAGCAGTACGGCTACCTGACCGCCGCCGTCTACCAGCAGATCGCCGCACTCGAGGCCCAAGGGGAGCGGGAGCAGGCCGCGGCGCTTGCCCAGACTGCCCTGGCAGATGCTCAGGATCAGATGGCAACCCGTGTCCAGGAAAGCCTCGGCTCGCTGCAGCGCGGCTGGAACTCTCTGGCATCCGCTGCCAAGGGCGCCTGGGACGCCATGCTCGGCATCGGCCGAGAGGAGACCCTCCAGACCCGGATCGACAAGCTGTCCAGCTTCATCGACAAGCGCTCGAAGCTGGGCGGCTACGACAACACCGATTACGAGCGTCAGCTGGAGGCCCTGAAGGCGCAGCTGGCGACCGAGCAGCAGCGCTCCAAGGAGCAGGGCGAGCAGCGCAAGCAGAACGCCGATGCCATCGAGGCGGTGACGAAGGTCAAGGCGATCACCGACGCCACCCTCACCAACGAGCAGAAGCGGACCAAAGAGAAGAAGGAGTATCTGACCTGGATCGAGAAGATCCGGAAGGCTGACCCCGACTCCGACCTGGTCAGCAAGGCCAACGTCGACAAGGTCATGGCCAACATCGACGACAAGTACAAGGACCCGAAGACCCGCACCCGCACGCGCCGCAGCGCCGTCGATCTGACAGAACTGAACGACGAGCAGAACGCCCGGAAGGCTCTGGTCTCCAGCTATGCGAACAGCCAGAAGGAGCTGGAGGCCCAGCAGAAGGCAGGGCTGATCACCCAAGAGGCCTACTATCGCCAGCGCGTGGTGCTGATCAACGCCGAGAAGGAGCAGGTCACTGCCGCCTACCAGGGCGAGATCGATGCGCTGGAGGAGGCGAAGGCCCGCAGCACCACCAGCGCCGAGCAGCGGATCCAGCTCGATCAGAAAATCGCTGATGCCCGCGCCAGCATGGTAAAGGCGCAGAAGGATGCGGATAGCGAGCTGTCGGTCCTGGCGCTGAATGAGCAGGGCCGGCTGAAGAAGCAGGAGGAGTCGGTCCGGACCTATACGGACGCCCTGCAGCAGCAGGTGCGCACGCTGCGGGACCAGGGCCAGCGCTCCGCCGCGACGCTCGGCATGGGGGATCGCGAGCGTTCGCTATACGACAGCCAGAACGCCATCACCGACCGCATCAACAGCAGTCGGTTGGACTTGGCCAACCAGTACGGCGACGGCTCGCGAGGGATGAGCATAGAGGAGTACCAGCGCAAGCTGGATGCCCTGAAGGCCACGGAGAACGACCTGCGCGCCACGGTGGTGGCCAACTACGACGATATGACCCGCGCCCAGGGGGATTGGCGCAACGGTGTGACGGCCGGGCTCCAGGACTATCAGGACTCCGCTCGCAACATCGCAGGCCAGACGAAAAGCCTGGTCACGGGTGCGTTCAGCAGCATGGAAGACGCCGCGGTGAGTTTCGCCATGACGGGAAAGGCCTCCTTTTCCGACTTCGCGAAATCGGTGATCGCCGACATGGCCAGGATCGCCTTGCGCTCGGCGAGCAGCTCGGCCCTGTCCGGATTGCTGGGCCTGGCGACCACCGCGGCCACGGCCTACTTCGGGAGCGCCTCATCCGCCAGTGCCTCTGCGGGGTCCACCCAGGCTGGCTACACCGGATCGGCCTACAGCAACTGGGTAGCCGGGCAGCGAGCATCGGGCGGCCCGGTCGCGGCCAACTCGCTCTATCAGGTCAACGAGCTGGGGCCGGAGCTGCTGAGCCAGGGCGGCAAGACCTACCTGATGATGGGCAGCGAGGGTGGATCGATCACGCCCCTTACTTCGGGCGCCACCGCGGCAACTGCCGCCGGCGGGGCCGCGGGGGAGGTGCATGTGACCATCGTCATCAACAGCGATGGTGGTGCCGACGTGTCCAGCAATACACCAGGCCTGGAGCAGTTCGGCCAGGAGATGGGGCGGATTGCCGAGGCAAAGTATCGCGAGATGGAAGCGCGCTCGATCTCGCCCGGCGGGAACATCAATCGGGCCGTTAAAGGGAGGGTGTGACCGTGCCGGAAACTTTTACCTGGCGCCCGGACAGTCGGGCAGCTCCGGACTTCCAGCAGCGTACACGGTCGGCCAAGTTCGGCGACGGGTACGCCCAGGATGCGGAAGACGGCTTGAACACGGAGACCCAGGACTGGCCCCTTTCCTTCACGGGAAGCAAGGCCAGGATCTGGGAAATCCTGCTCTTCCTGCGAGATCGCAAGGGAACCCAGACCTTCTACTGGACCACGCCGTTCGGTGAAAAGCTGTTGTTCAAGTGCAAGGCCTACAAGCCCGAGAACATCGGCGGCACCACCTGGCGGCTCTCGGCAACCTTCGAGCAGCACTTCCAACCCTGAGGAACATCATGGGCATCAATGCCGACATCCAGACCCTTGAGCCTGGCGGGCTGGTGCAGCTGTTCGAGCTGGACGCCACTGCGATCGGTGCCGAGGTCTATCGCTTCCATGGCTACCAGCGCACCGAGGGCATCTGGTGGCAGGGCCTGGAGTATTCGCCGTGGCCTATCGAGGCCAGCGGCTTCGAGATGACGGGGGACGCCCAGCAACCCCAGCCGAAGCTGCTGGTGGGCAACGTCACCGGCTTCATCAGCGCCTTGTGCCTGGGGTTCGAAGACCTGGTAGGGGCCAAGCTCACCCGCCGCAGGACACTGGCGCGCTACCTGGATGCGCGCAACTTCACCGGTGGTAACCCGGAGGCGGACCCTGACGAGGAATTTCCGGCCGACATCTGGTACGTCGAACAGAAGACCGGTGAGAGCAAGACCCAGGTGGAGTTCGCCCTGGAGTCGCCGATCAGCGCAAGGAACAAGCAGCTGCCCGGGCGCCAGATCGTTGCCAACTGCTGCCAGTACCTCAGCATCGGCGGCTACCGCGGACCCTATTGCGGCTATACCGGCGGCCCGGTGGCCACCGACGACGACATCATCACCACGGACGCCGCCCAGGATCGCTGCAGCGGCACGCTCAAGGGCTGCAAGTTCCGATTCGGCGAGAACGGGCAACTGCGCTACGGGTCATTCCCGACGGCGGGGAGGATAGGCTGATGCGGATCACCAAGGCGGTTCGCGCTGCCATCGAAGCCCAGGCCCTGGCGGCCTACCCACGGGAGGCCTGCGGGCTGATCGTGCGGGAGCAGGGCGCCCAGGTCTATGTGGCCTGCGAGAACACGGCGACGACGCCCAGCGAGCACTTCCGCATCGCGCCGGAGGCCTATGCCGACGCCGAGGACCGCGGAAAGGTGCTAGCGGTGGTGCACAGCCATCCCGACTACTCGCCCCAACCGAGCGAGGCTGATCGGGTTACCTGTGAGGCGTCGGGCTTGCCCTGGCACATCCTCGAGGTTCGCCGGCAGGACGACGGGCAGGTGGTGGCGGGCGAGCTGGTCAGTATCGAGCCGGCCGGGTACCGGGCGCCGCTGATCGGTCGGCCTTTCTCCCACGGCGTGCTGGACTGCTACCAGCTACTCGTCGACTACTACGACCGCGAGCTGGGCATCCAGCTGCAGCAGTTCGAGCGCCAGGACGAGTGGTGGCACAAGGGGCAGGATCTCTATCTGCAGCACTACGCCGAGGCCGGCTTCGCGCAGGTCGACGATCTGCAGCAGGGCGATGTGATCGTCATGCAGGTCCGGGCGCCGGTACCGAACCATGCCGGCATCTACCTGGCCGACGGGTGCCTGGCCACCGAGCCGGAGCACTACCCGGCCCCTGGCTCGATCCTGCACCACCTCTACGGACGAGATAGCCGCCGCGACGTCTACGGCGGGTTCTGGGCCGAGGCCCACCGCCTGACCCTTCGACACAAGGAGATGATGAGATGACCGAACGCATTCGGGTTGTGCGGCTGTATGGCGTCCTGGGCGCGCGGTTCGGCCGTGTGCACCGCCTGGTTGTGAACAGCGCTGCCGAGGCCGTGCACGCGCTGGCCGTGCAGCTGCAGGGCTTCGAGCAATTCTTCTACGAGGCCAAGGACCGCGGCATGGTCTTCGCCGTTTTCCATGGCCGGCGGAACATCGGTGAGGACGAGCTCGGTCATCCGCCCGGGCGTGCTGAGATCCGGATCGCTCCGGTGATCGCCGGCAGCAAAAAGGCCGGCCTCGTGCAGACCGTCATCGGCGTTGCATTGATCGTTGCCGCAACCGTTGTCACGGGCGGATTTGCTGGCGTAGCCGCTGGCGGCTTGTGGGGGACCATTGGGGCCGTCGGTATATCGCTGGCCCTGGGCGGCGTCACCCAGATGATGACCAAGCAGCCCAAGGGACTGGATGCCAATGACCGGCCAGATAACAGCCCGAGCTATAGCTTTAATGGTCCGGTGAACACCCAGGCCCAGGGCAACCCAGTGCCGTTGCTCTACGGTCGGATGATCGTCGGCAGCGCCGTGCTGAGCGCCGGCATCTACGCCCAGGACCAGACCTGACCTCATCGATTGATCACCAGCCCGCTCCGGCGGGCTTTTTCATGCCTGGAGTATCTGCATGGGCGAGCACCACCCGATCATCGGCGCCAAAGGCGGCAGCGAGAGCACCAAGGCGCCCACCGAGACACCGGACAGCCTGATCAGCATCGCCTATGCCAAGGTCCTGGACGGCCTGAGCGAGGGGCCCATCGTCGGCCTGGTAAACGGACATCAATCCATCTACCTCGACAAGACCCCGCTCATCAACGCCGATGGCAGCCAGAACTACAGCAACGTCACCGTGGAGACCCGGACGGGCGAGGCCGATCAGGAATACGTGCGCGGCTTCCCATCGGTTGAGAGTGAGACGGGCGTCGGCGTCGAGCTGAAAGCCACCCAGGCCTGGGTCCAGGCGCTGAGCAACATTGAGCTGTCGGCCGTGCGGGTGCGCCTGCAGGTGCCTTACCTCTCCGAGACCGATAGCAAAGGCAACATCAACGGCTACAAGGTGGACTACGCCATCGATGTCGCCACCGATTCGGGTGCCTATGTCCAGGTGCTGGCCAGCTCATTCAACGGCAAGACCACCAGCACCTACGAGCGCAGTCATCGGATCGATCTTCCGGCAGCGCGGTCCGGCTGGCGCGTGCGCGTGCGCCGGCTGACCCCCGACGCAACCACCTCGAACATCCAGAGCACCACCAATATCGCGTCCTACACGGAGATCATCGACGCCAAGCTGCGCTATCCCTACACCGCAGTCGTGGGCGTCACGGTCGACGCCTCCCAGTTCTCCAGCATCCCGTCGCGGGCCTACGACCTGAAGGGCCGCATAGTGCGGGTGCCGAGCAACTACAGCCCGGAAACCCGCACCTACGCGGGCACCTGGGACGGCACCTTCAAGCTGGCTTGGACCGATAACCCGGCCTGGATCTACTACGACCTCCTGATCAACGATCGCTACGGCCTCGGCGCCCTGATCACTGCTGCCCAGGTGGACCGCTGGAGCCTGTACCAGATCGCCCGCTACTGCGACGAGCCGGTGGCGGACGGCAAGGGCGGCACCGAGCCGCGCTTCGCCTGCAACGTCTATCTGCAGACCCGGGCAGACGCCCTGCAGGTACTGCAGGACCTGGCGTCGATCTTCCGCGGCATGGCCTATTGGGGCGCTGGCAGCGTCATGGCCGTGGCCGACATGCCGAGCGACCCGGTCTACACCTACAACCAGGCCAACGTCATCGACGGCGCCTTCACCTACGCTGGCAGCGCCAAGAGCACGCGATTCACCGTCGCCCTGGTGAGCTGGAACGACCCGGCCGACTTCTACCAGAAGAAGGTCGAGTATGTGAGCGACCAGAAGGGCCTGGCGCGCTATGGCGTGCAGCAGACCGAGCTGACGGCCTTCGGCTGCACGTCCCAGGGCCAGGCCCAGCGCCTGGGCCAGTACACCCTGCTGACCAACCGCCTGGAGAACGAGACCGTCACCTTCGCCGTGGGCCTTGACGGCACCATCGCGCGGCCGGGCCAGATCATCCGGGTGGCGGACGAGGCGAGGGCAGGGCGGCGCATCGGCGGCCGGATCAAGGCCGCTACCGCCAGCACTGTGACCTTGGACAGCGATGCCGTGGTGGCCGCCGGCGACACCCTGGTGGTGATCCTGCCCAGCGGCGTGGCCGAGACCCGCAAGGTCAAGGCCTATGCCGATCGCGTGGTGACCGTGACCCAGGCCTGGACCAGCATCCCGGTGGCGCAGTCGGTGTTCGCCGTCGAGAGCACCACCCTGGCGCCGCAGACCTTCCGGGTAATCTCGGTCGCCGAGGATTTCGGGAACGATGCGCTGAAGTACGTCATCACGGCGATAAAGCACGTCCCGGGCAAGTACGAGGCCATCGACAATGGCGCCCAGATCGTCACCCTGCCGGTGACTGTGATCCCCACCAGCGTGCAGGCGCCGCCGACGGGCATCCAGCTGTCGAGCTTCGACTCGGTGGAGCAGGGCCTGTCGGTCAGCACCCTGCGCGCCACTTGGGTCGCGCCGGAGGATGCCGTCTCCTACGACGTCTGGTGGCGGCGTGACAGCAACGACTGGGTCTACGCCGGTCGCTGCTACACCACCAGCATCGAGGTCCGCGGCATCTTCGCCGGCACCTACCTGGTGCGGGTGGCGGCCATCAACGCCTTGAACGCGGCTTCAACCTGGGCCTACAGCGAGCCGACCGCGCTGACCGGCAAAGTGGGCAAGCCGCCGGCGCTGGCCTCGCTCAAGACCACGTCGGGCCCTATGACGATCCGCTTGGACTGGGCCTTCCCCAAGGAGGGCGCCGAGGACACGGCCTATACCGAGATCCAGCAGGCCAACAACGCCGAGGGCAACACCGCCCAGAGCATGGGGCTGTTCGCCTACCCGACGAACACCTACACGCTTAACGGCCTGGGCCCCGGCGCGGAGCAATTCTTCCGCGGCCGCCTGATCGATCGCATCGGCAACGTCGGCGACTGGTCGAACTGGACCCGCGGGCAGGCCAGCCCCGAGGCGGACATCATCCTGGCCTACCTTAAGGGGCAGATTACCGACTCCCAGTTGGGCAAGGACCTGCTGGACACCATCAGCAAGATCCCGGGCATGCAGGATCAGATCGACAGCATCCGCAATACGCTGGAGTACGACCCGGAGGTCGCCAACAAGGCCGGCGACATCGTGCGGTCCGACAACAAGCTCTGGCAGGCAACCAAGGATGTGCCGGCGAACGCCGATGGCAGCAATGGGCCGCCGAACGCCGCCTACTGGACCAACGTGGGCGACCTGCTGCAGACCGCCCAGAGCTTGGCCAGCCGGCTGGAGACGGTAGAGACCAAGGTCACCGCGGTGGAGTCCTCGGTGAAGACGGTCAACCAGTTGGTGGCCAGCTTCACGCCCCAGTACACCGGGGACGACGACACCTATACCGGTGATATGGACTCCTACGCGGGCACGATCACGATCCAGAGCGTGCTGGCCAATGCCGATGCGGCCCAGGCTCTGCGCACCGAACAACTGCAGGCGCAGACGGGCAAGAACACCGCGGCGATCCTGGAGGAGGTTTCCGCGCGCACCACGGCGATCAGCGCCATCGCAACCCGTACCGCCAAGCTTGAGGCAGCCGTAGGAGAGGGCGATACCGGGCTATCGGCCCAGGTCTCAACCGTCTCGAAGGCGGTCGCCGACCTGAATGGCAAGGCGAACGCCAGCGTCGTCACCCAGGTGGCTATCACTGCCAACGGCATCCGCTATATCGCCGGCCTTGCCCTGGGGTTGGACTACAGCGGAGGGCAGATCACCAGTCAGTTCATCGTGCAGGCGGACCGTTTCGCCGTGCTCAATGGCGCCGGTGATTCGATCAGCTTGCCCTTCGTGATCGAGAACGGGGTGGTGGTGATGAACAAGACGTTCATTAAGCAGGCCACCATCACTGAGCTGCTGCTGACGGCGACGCTGCGCTCGAATGCGGTGAACAGCAACAACCAGCCGCTGCTGGAGTTCAACTTCGCCGCGGGCACGTTCGCCATGCGCGGCGTGACCGGCAATGCCCGGCGGGAGGAGAGCAACTCGTCGAGCCTTTGGTACGACGGCAATGGCCGGTTGAGGCTGAGGATCTCGCTGTGATTTTCGAACTGTACAACGCCGACGGCAGCCTGCAGCTCGACCTGTCCAACCGGATCACCACCATCCTCGGCACCATCCTGATCACCGAGGCCGGCTCTATGAACGTGCCGGCCCTCGCTCGGGGGGCGCTGTTCTACGTGTTCAACCCCCAGGCGGGCGCCAACTCGCTTGGGCGCTACCCGACGGTGACCCAGAACGGCACGACGCTCAGTTGGACCCGGCCAGGCATCCCCTGCTACATGACCTATGGGACGTACTGATGGCCTTCATCGAGATCCTGAACGATGCCAACACGGTTCTGATCGGCGACGACTACAGCAACGGATGCGTAGCCCGGCGCGGGACGATAACGCTCACGCCACAAGAAACGGCGTCGATGATTGCCACGTCGATGATGAGGTTTTCGCTGGCGCTCCCCGGAGGGGCTTTCCCCATCCTGGCGCTGGGCCTGAACGACATACCCATCACCCACATGTTCACCGAGGTGAGCGGCTCGACCTTCACCTGGACTCTCTACTTCGACAAGAACTACGCCGGGCGGGTGCTGGACTACTACGTCTTCATGATCCCGTCCTCGGTGGGCTCTGCCGGCGGGATTCTCCAGATGTGGAACGGCGACGGGCTGCTGACCTTCGACAGCAACCTGCAGTACATGCGGGTAACCGCGTTCCTGCAGCTGACCACTGCGGTCAACGAAACGCTGGCGGCCGGCATGGTCGACGGGCGGGTCTATGCCCTGGTCTGCGCTCAGGCGCCGTTTAACAACCGTCACCTGCTGAACCCGCCGGGTGGGCAGGTCGGCGCGCCCTATCGATTTCTCGATACCTCCGATACGTGGTGCTTCACCCGGTCGGGCGCGAACTTGGTCAAGTCCTTCAAGAACATCTACACCAACCAAACCCAGTCCGACACAAGCAACCAGTCGCAGGCCGGATCGGCCTACGGCGTGATGATGGTCGTCGATGTCACCAATTATTGAGGTGCCGGATGGCATACGAAAAGATTGATCTGGAAACGCCCCAGCCGAACGGCAAGGTGGGCGAGCCATTGCCCACCGCCCTGGCGAGGGTCCGCCGGATGTTCGTCGAGCTCTACGACTCATGGACGCCAGCGAGCCGCTCGCTAGCCAAAGTCACCCCAGCAGCTGACAAGCTGCCCTACTTCACTGGGCAAGAGGCCGCCGCCGTAACAGATCTGAGCTCTTTTGCCCGGACGCTACTCGATGACGCAAACGCATCTGCGGCGCTATCAACACTTGGCGTCACCGACTTCGTCAAGACGTTGTTGGACGATGCCAGTGCCTCAGCATTCCTTGACACCCTAGGCGGGGGAGCTACAGGCAAATCGCTGCTGGCCGCGGCAAACCCTGCAGGGGCGCGCGCCACGCTAGGCCTGGGTGATGCAGCCCTTGCATCTATCCTGGGAACGATCGCCAACGGATCAATTATCGAGGTTGGGTCGAACAGCAACGGTACCTACATTCGCTTCAAGGGCGGAAAGCAGATCTGTCGGAGCACTACTTCCCGGGCCACCGCGAACGGTGCTTATGGCTCTGGCTATATCTCCACGGCAGCGTATTCGGTTTTCCCCGCTGCGTTTTCTTCCCCGCCAATCTCTATCCCTTGGACCATCAATCAGGTGAACGGGATCGTTACCCCTTGGGGCGACACTGTTCCCAACACGACGAGCTGCAGTGCCCGGGTATTCGGTTTTGTGCAGAACGCAAGCGCCGAACTCACCTTCCTTTCTTTCGGAGACTTCTGATGTTCAACATCACGCAATCGCCTATCCGCCCGGCGGGAACCGCTGCTGTGGACATGGTCGTCTTCGTCCAGGGATCGGTTCTTACCATCAACGACGAGGCGTTCGACTTCAGCGTTATGGAGAAGGGTTCGAGCTTGCCGCACTATGCGGTCAAGCCAGATCGTCCCGGCGCCGAATACTTCGCCCCGGGCGATATCACCTGCGACGATGCGGGTGTGATCAACGTTGCGTTGCTGGTTCCAGTCGGGCCTGGCATTGCAGAAGACCTGCCGGTGCTGGAAGGGAAGAAGTACGGCAAGGTGATCGACGTTCACATTCCTCCTCTCTCGGAGCGGGAGACCGCAGATGCCTAACATCGACACCAGCCTGTTGGTCACCAAGGCGCAGAAGGACCTGTTGGCGCAGCAGGAGCTGACCACCACCTTCGAGCGCGCGATCCAGGGACACCTGGACGCTGCGGCCAAGTCCCGTGGCTATGACTCCATCGCTACTGCGGTCAGCTACGCCGAGGAGCCGGCCGTGCCGCGCTTCCAGGAAGACGGCAAGGCCATGCGCGCCTGGCGCTCCCTAGTCTGGGCCTATGCCTATCAGGAGCTGGACAAGGTCAAGGCGGGCAAGCGCGAGATCCCGACACTGGACGCCTTCCTGGCCGAGTTGCCGGCGCTGCCCGACCAGGCCATGGCATGAAGCGATTTCCCGAGCCGCTGCAGGCCGAGCTGCAGACCGACCGCAAGAAATGGCGCCTCCTGGCGCCATTTTCGTATCTGGATCCCGAGCAGGGCCGGCTGACGGTGCCGGCGGACTTCGAGACTGACTTCGCCAGCGTCCCACGCCTGCCGGTGGTCTTCGAGCTGGTGGGCGCCTATGGCCATGCCGCCGCGGTGCTGCACGACTGGCTCTACCGGACCGCCTCGCTGCCGCGCGCGGCCGCCGACCGGGTCTTCTTCAACGCCCTGCGCTCGAGCGGCATTGCCCGCTGGCGCGCCTGGCTGATGTGGGGCGGCGTGCGGATCGGCGGCGCGAACCACTACGGCGCGTGCTGAAATCCTCACGGGCGCGCGGAATCGCCCCGCCTGATACCCACTACGGACCTGATTCCTCACGCTCATGAGGACAGCCAGCCCGCCAAGCGCGGGCTTTTTTTCGCCTGGAGAAAACCCATGCCCATCACCGAGCAGCAGCTCGTCGCCATTTTGCCGCGAAGCCGATCGGTGGCCGCGGCATTCGTCAGTCCGCTGAACGCCGCCATGCAGCGCTACGCCATTGATCAGAACCCGAAGCGTATGGCCGCCTTCATCGCCCAGTGCGGGCACGAGTCCGCCCAGCTCACCGTGCTGGTGGAAAACCTGAACTACAGCGCGCAGGCCCTGGCCAACACATGGCCGAGCCGCTACGCCGTGGCGCCGGCTGCCAGCCCTCGTGCGCCGAACGAGCTGGCCGCCAGGCTGGCGCGCCGGCCGGAGGCTATCGCGAACAACACCTATGCCAACCGCAACGGGAATGGCCCCGAGTCCTCCGGCGATGGCTGGAAGTATCGGGGACGCGGGCTACTGCAGGTCACGGGCCGGGCGAACTACGTCGCCGCCGGCGCAGCCCTGGCGCTGGATCTGACTCAGCACCCTGAGCTGCTGGAACTGCCCTGGAACGCCTGCATGTCCGCTGCGCACTTCTGGTCGGTGAATGGCCTGAACTCTCTGGCCGACGCCGGCAACACCCTGGCGATCACCAAGAAGATCAACGGCGGCACCAAGGGCTTGGACGAGCGCCTGGCGCTGACGGGCCGCGGGATCGAGGTGCTGGCGTGAGTACGCTATTCGAGCAGTACAGGGTGGCCCTGATCTGGGCTGCCGCAGTCGTGTTGCTCGCCCTGGGCGTGCTGGCCGGTGCCAGTGGCGCCTACTGGCTGACCGCCGGCCACTACCGGCCCATTGTCGAGACGCTGCAGGACAAGGCGACGGCCTCGGCCAGCACCCTGGCGTCATGCCGGACCACCAGCAGCACGCTGGAAGGGCAGGTCGGGCAGCAGAACCTGGCGCTGGCTGATCTCCGGCAGGCCGCCGAGGACCGCGCGAAGCGGGTTGAGCCGATCCAGCAGCAGGCCGCGAAGACAGCCGCCGGTGATTACCAGGCAGCCAACCGCCTGCAGCAGGAGCGCACTGGCGGCGACCCGGCGACGGCCGCCGCGGCCATCATCGACAAGGAGTTGGGGCTATGAGGGTGGACTACTTTTCGTGCTCCTGGGCCGCAACTAGTCCAGTCCGCCGCGGATGCCGCGCTATTGCTGGTTTCCTTGGTGGACTAGTTCTGGCTGGTTGTGCCGGGCACCCTGTTCCCGAGCCCGAGCCGCGCGTGGTGCGCGTCGAGGTGCCGGTCCCAGTGCCGTGCCGCGTGAAGACACCGGCGGTGCCGGCCTGGGCGGCGGATGGACTGCGGAGGGAGGACAGCCTGGAGGTGAAGGTCCGGGCGCTGCTGGCTGAGCGCCGGCAGGCGAAGGGATACATCAGGGAACTGCAGGCTGAGGTCCAAGCGTGTGACTAGCGTTGAGCCTCGCCTCCGGGGTAACTGGGAGTTAATGGTACTTATCGATATTCAGAGCTAGATTGCAATGTTTGCCTGCCCCATATAGGTCAGGGAACAATGATAGGTGGTTAATATTCATTTTGTTGAGAGAGACGAGTGCTCGACTTCTGGCGGAATGGGGTATGTCTATCTGGAGAAGCACGCCCCTAGTGACTTTTTCAAAGTACGTCTCCACCCATTCTTCGATAGATACAAAGTTAGGTGCCCTAGTGAATAGTCCCCGCTGACTAATTAGCCTGGGGTTGTCGTCTGTCATCGGTCTCACAAATTCTAATATGGGCGCTATCTCAGACTTCGTTGCTAGTTTGATTCGGTCGTTTTCTCGTTCGCAAGCACTGCGGCCGAGAGCGTATACGGACGCATATTCCGTATCTGGTTTTTCTTTTGTCAGTGCAAAGTAAGCCGCCACGTAGGGTGATTCAGACCAATCTAATAGCGGAGTAAAAAGCCCGTGGTGCTGTCCTAGCGCCCACCACTCATTTTCGTTTGCTGGATCTTTGGATGCAAGTCCTCGGCGGCCACGCGTTGCGTATTTGAACTTATCTAAATGCTTGCCCGCTACACTTTCTCTGCTAGCGCCAGAGTGGGTTTTTAGTAAAGCCCTATTTAGCGATGGCTGAAGGCTCCACTTGCTGTTGGATTGGCCTCTGAAAATATAGTTAGCATAATTGATCAGTACGTTTTCGATAAATTGGGTGTATCCAGTCCAATCTTCACAGACTATCTTTCTTATGCCCTTATTTGCTTTTTCAGATCGATAACTCCATTTTCCTTTTTCGCTCACTGGATATCCTTTCTATTCAAGGTGACTTCAGTAATTAGCAGTTTTGATCTGTGAAAACTACGCAGGTCGGCGCGTCATGGCAATGCTAGCTCACCGTGCGTCCTATGTCCTCCGTTGTCGGGCAGGCGTATTCAAGAGTTAACTCGATGATTTCCGCAGATTCGAAACAGCTGGGGTACTGGGTACTGACATAATCTGCGTCGTTGTTGGGCTTTGGGGCAGCGGCACCACCTTGCGCCCGTCCCACTCACCGGCCAGCACCATCTCGTAGAGCCGGCCCTCAATCTCGGCGGTGGTTGGCGTCACGAACACGCCGAGGATCTGCTCCTGGCGCATGTCCACCAGGTGGATGCGCCCCTCGCCGCGACGACTGAACTGGCCGACTGGTAAGCGCCCGAGCTCTGGCCTGACGAAGCTGGGCCCGCCTGATGTCGCCCACACGTTGCCAGTCAGCGGGCACGTCAGTTCGTAGCTGAGTCTGATGTCCCATCCGCGGGGCCAGGTCGCGTGGATCTCCAGCGAGCAGTCGAGCCCAGCGTCAGCCAGCTCGCAGAACTCGACGCAGTCCGGCTGGCTGATGGCCCTTCGCTCCAGCAGCGCGAGGGCGCCAGTGGTACAGAAGCGATGCCACATCTCCGGGAAGTTGAGGCGGTCGCGCTCATCGGCGAGGTAATCCCGCAGCCCGGTGACGGTAGTGTTGTCTGGGTCGAAAAGCAT